CGACGGTGCAGTAAGAAGTGGAAAAACAGTATCTGAAGCACTATCATTTGTATTATGGAGTATGAGTACATTTGACGGCAAGAACTTTGCTTTGTGTGGTAAAACAGTTGGTGGGTTAAGACGTAATGTGCTGGGTCCATTAAAACAAATGTTAAAATCAACAGGCTATATTATAGAAGATTCAAGAATGGAAGGGTGTTTTTGTATAGGAGCTATAGACAAAGAAACTAAAAAGAAAACAACTAATTATTATTATATATTCGGTGGAAAAGATGAGAGTTCACAAGATTTAATTCAAGGTATTACTTTAGCTGGCGTATTCTTTGATGAAGTTGCATTGATGCCTGCGAGTTTTGTTAATCAAGCAACAGCTAGATGTTCAGTTGAAGGTGCAAAGTTTTGGTTTTCATGTAACCCCAATTCACCGTTCCATTGGTTTAAAAAAGAATGGATAAATAAAGTTACTGAGAAAAAAGTATTATATCTACATTTCACAATGGACGATAACCCATCATTAAGTGAAGAAGTTAAAAATAGATATAAAGCATTATATACTGGAGTTTTCTATAAGCGATATATATTAGGACTATGGGTAGCTGCCGATGGTATAGTATATCCGATGTTTGACCCAGATATTCATGCGGTTCAAGTTAAGAGAAGATGGACTAGAATATTTGTAGCAGGTGACTTCGGTATTCAGAATGCGACGACTTTTGGCATATTTGGATATTATGCACCTGAAAGACGTTACCACCAAATAGCAAGTTATTATCATTCAGGTAGAGATGACGGTCAAAAGACAACAGAAGAATATGCAGATGATTTAAAACAATTTTTAGCAGATAATCTAGTAATGCCAGAGTATATTACACTTGACCCTTCAGCTGCTCCGATGATAGTACAATTAAGAAAAGACCCATATTTTGCACGACATGGAATTGATATATTACCTGCTAAAAATAGGGTGGACTTGGGTATACAAGTTGTATCATTTCTATTGAATGAAAGGAAATTTACATTAGACCCAAGCTGCATAAAAGATATTGAAGAGTTTACAACGTATGCTTGGGATAGTGACAAACTGGATAAAGGCGTGGAAGAAGTTATAAAAATTGATGACCATGCTATGGATAAAATTAGATATGCAATAATGACAGATTCCATATTACATGGAACACTAGATAAAGAAATTGCAATATTAGAAAAGGAAGGAGAATATTAAAAGATGAGTGATTATAAAGATTTTAAAAATAGTCTTCTTGGTCTGTTCGCTAATGACTTAGAATTTAGAAAAGAATTACCAGAAGTACAAAACTATTATGAATTTTATGAAGGGCGTAATTGGACGGAAGAGGAAGATTATGAATCCTCTAGAGGTCAATTATGGGGAGTTAAAGTTGGGGATTATACACCTACAAGAGAAATAAGAAACTTAACTAAAAAATTACTAAATAAACAAGGTAGATTTATGACATCAGTTCCTCCAACACTTGTATTAAGCAGCTACGACGATAATGTCAATAGAGATACAATAGATACAAAGAGGGCCTGTATAGAACATATATTAAAAGATACAAAATTCTGGAATAAATTCGGCAAAGCATTCATGGACTGCACAATAGGTAAAAGGGTACTACTTTGTATGCTTGCAGATGTAGACCAATCAGGAGTGCCAACTGGAGAAGTGAAATTTAGATTTTACACAATGCCAGAATTTATATATGAATATGATGAAAACGATGTTGATATACTTAAAAGAGTAGAAATAGCTTATCAAGATAAATCTACAATAGGGAAAATTCAACGTGACCAAAGATGGCACAAATGGACATATGAAATGAGAGACGATGGATATTGCTGGGCAATATATAAAATAGTTGACGGAGCAAATATAACTGCTTTCACAACTGTTACAAATAATGTCGGCGATAATGAAGACGAGGACACAATTCAAGCAGTCGAACTAAAGCAAGAATGGAATACTGGACTAGAGGAATTACCATGTAAAGTAATATTAAATGATGGGTTAACTGGAGATATTAGAGGTCATTCAGATGTCAAAGACCTAATGGACATGGCAATGGATTACAATAAAACAATGTCAGATTATCGAGATGCTCTAAGATTTAAGATGTTTGAGCAACCAGTATTTACTGATGTAAAATCAAGTTCATTAAAAAATATAAAAATAGCACCAAATAAAATCATAGACTTAAAATCAGACCCTACACTTGGTGATGGTACTGGAAGTACTTCAGTTGCCAAGTTTGGTATGTTATCTAGTACATTTAATTTTCAAAGTGCTGCTGACAGCTATTTAACTCAACTAAAGAAGGATATGTATGAACTTATGGAACAACCAATGCCAGAAGCATTGTTAAATGTACCAAGTGCAAAGGCCTTAAAGATGATGTATTATGACTTAATTACTAGATGTGAAGAAAAATGGAGAACATGGGACGAAGTATTAATATGGATAGTCCATATGTTCGAAGTATATGGAGGTTTTGGGTTATTCAAGGAAGTATTAGGAAGTGAAACATTAACTTTAGAAACTACTACTTCATGGACTCATAATTACCCAATACCAGATGATGATGAATCTGTAAGAACTATAGCAATACAAGAAGTAGAAGCTAATGTACGTTCACATAAATCTTACATTGAAGAGTTCGGTAATTCAGAAGATGCCAATGCAGAATTTGAACGCATTATGGAAGAACAAGAACAAATACAAAATATGCAAAATATGATGATGGGTGGATTTGAAGGTAATAGCAATACTCAACAAGGTGAAGAAGGCGAAGAAGATGACGATAACAAAAATGCTACAAAATAGTATATAATACTTGCCAGCAAAAATAAGGAGGTATTAAAAATGAGCAGAATGGAAAGAGAAAAAATGAATCATCAAGTTGAAGTAGTATGTGATAATTGTGCTACAGAGATGAAGGTCATGACAAAAGAATTATATTACAATAGTAAAACAAAACTAAGAGTAGAAGGCTTCGAATGTAAGAACTGCGGAGCAGTATATGTCACACTAATAGCCGATAATAAACTTAGAGCCATGATACACAGATTACAAGAAAAACAAGCGGAGCTACAACAAGCGGTTAAGTCACAAGGTAATGATTACCAATTCTATGATACGCATAACAGAAGTATTCCACAAGATGTTGTCAGAAGATGGCAAAAGAAAATTGTAACTCTTAAAAAAGAAGTAGATGCCATGATATCCAGAAATAAAAGTTACGAATTACTGTTAAAAGAACAATATTTAGCTAAGGAGGGAGAAGTGAGAGATTATGTCTACTCCAAACCAGAATGATTATCTAGCTAGTATAGATTGGGCCGCACAAAGAATAGCTAGAAAGTCAACAAAGACTCAAGAGCGATTAATCATGAGAGCATATAAACAATCATTCGATGATGCATTTACAGACTATCTAAAACAACTTGAGAAGGGTAAAACCCCTTCTCAACAGTATTTTATGAAGTGTAAATTGGCTTATATACAACAACTTTATACAACCATGCAAAGTCAATCAATGATATGCGATGAAAAGATACCGAAAAGAATATTAGACCAATATGCTCAAGTAATGAAGGACATAACAAAAAATAAAGATATTATAGCCCAAATAAATAAAAATGTTGATGTTACATCACGAAATATAATAGAACAAATGACCAAAGGCGAAATTTATAAAAACGGCATAGGGCTTGATAGTAGACTATGGAGTTCAACAAATGCCGCAGGGCGCAAAATAGAAGATGCAATTACAAGCTGCTTGGCTAGAGGTATTAGTTCAGCAGAAGCATCGAAAATTATTAGCCAATTCGCAAAGTCAGGACATCATACTTGGGACACTAAAAAGATACGAGAAAAATTAGGAAATGGATATGCAAGTAAATATGGAACTGGTGGACTTGACTATGAAGCATTAAGATTAATGAGAACAACTAATACACATATGGCTCAATTAACAGTTATGAATTCAGATAAAGTTAATCCATATAATCAATTTGTTAAATATCATACGGGCCATGCTGGAAGTAGAACGTGTTCTATGTGTAGAGATAGAGATGGCAAAATATATCCAATTCACGATGCACCTTTAGACCACCCAAATGGATTATGTTGGCTATCCCCTGTAATGAGTAAGGATGGAAAAACTGAAATGTCATTAGCAGATATGATTGATGATGTAAACGATTATTACGATGGCAAACCTAATAGTGGCGTTATGAAACAATGGCTACACGATAACCACATACCAATAAAACCAACTCAAAAACCTAAACCTACTAAAAAATCAGAACCTTCAAAACCTACAAAATCAGTAAATCCAGAGATACCAAAAGGACATTTATATACAGACCAAGAAAGAGCAGAGCGCATCACATCTATGGAAAAAGGACTTATTGATGCTATGAAAAACTGTCCTGGTAATACTAGAGGCGCTCAAACACATGCTAAGGAAATAACAAAACGATTACAAAATATGCCTCTACCTGTTCAAGATTTATATTTGGCAACTTTCAAATATTTCAAATTACAACATACTTCATCAGTTCCATGTTATAAACCTTCAAATGGAAAACTTTATATGTCAATGAGTAAGATGGCTAATGCTCAGACAGGGCCATATTCAACATTCTTCCATGAATATGGACATATGATTGATGCTCAATTAGGTACATTCACTAAAAATAAAAAAATATTTGAATATTGTAAAGATGATATTGAAGCCCAATTAGAACGTAAGACTGAAAAGAGATTAAGTGATGAATTACGTAGTTACAAAGATACAATAGCACCTGTATCTGATATATACGGTGGAGTTACAAAAGGAAAAGTTCAAGGTTACTGGGGACATGCGCAGTCTTATTGGGATAGAAAAAATAGAGCTGCTGAAGTATCAAGTGAGGCTTGGGCGGATATACTAGAATGTATGGCAAATAAAGAAAATAGTAAACATGTAAATAAATATCTTCCACAAACAAAATCGTATATATTAGAAACAGTAAAAGAGTTTAATGAAAATATTAAAAATGGTAAAATGAAATTTAAAGGAGGCAAATAATTTGAGTGATAAGGTATATGAATATTTAGACCAATATTATGATACATTCGGAGATATTTTCCCGCTTATGCAATTCTCAGGTACAGACGATGAGATAATAGCCGAGATAAGGAAATGTATCATAAATAATAAACCATATGAAATTGATGACACTGATAAAATATTCTAAAATGAGTAGCTAGATACATAAGTATCTAGCTATTTTTATGTTTAGTTAACAAAAATCCGTATTTTACTATAATATAGATAGTAGTGACCTGGGACACTTAAATCCCTTGTATTGTGTTATATAGTTACTTTTCTCTATTCAAAAGAATCGTATAAGGAGGTATTAAAAAATGAGTAAAGATATTAAAGATTTCTTGCAAGGAGTAGACAACGCAGATGCCGTTGCCAAAATTATATCTGACAATTTAAAAGATGCAAAATGTAAGTTATTCATAGACGATGGCGATAAAAATATATTTGTACCTAAATCTAGATTAGATGCAAAGATTGGAGAACTTAACACCGCAACTCAAACAATAACAACATTAAATGCATCAATAAAAACTCTTGAGGCTCAAGTCAAAGATGATGACAAAGCTAAAGAGACAATTCAAAGTCTACAAACAGACCTTGATAATTATAAAAAAGCATTAAAAGATAGTCAAATAGATAGTGCATTACAATTATGCGCAGTAGAAAGTAAAGCTCATGACGCAAAAGATTTAAAAGGATTTTTAGACATGGGCAAAATATCCATTGGAGAAAATGGAGAAGTAATAGGTATAAAAGAACAAGTTGAAAATCTTAAAAAAGAAAAATCATACCTATTTGAAGCTAGTGAACCAGAACCACAACAAGGTGGAAAAAATCCATTCAACGGTACTGGCGTACCAGGTAAACAAGCTAGTGGATTTGTATTTAATTCACAAACAGCCCAACCTGGAGACTTTGGTAAAATGCTAGCACAACAAAATGGAGTACCAAAGGCAGAAGAAGGTCAAAAATTTGGCCCTGAATACTTCTTTGGTGAAAAATAGTAAATTAATTAAGGAGGAATTAAAATGCCAAAACTACAAACTAGACAATATCTAGCACCAGAACCTCAATTCTTAGCTTTTCCAGACCATTATGTAAATATACCTGGAAAAATAGCATTTGAGGATTTAGCAAAATTATATGCAACATTAACATCTGAAGAAAAAACAAAATTAGGAAAAATATATACAGACTCAACAAAAGTATTACCTAGAGGATTAGCTGTACATATGGACGCAGATGGAAAAGTAACTGCACCAGCAGATGCTGTACCAGAAGGAGCTGCTGAAGTAAAACCAAACGCAGTATTATTTAACACTATAGAATTTGGAAAATATGATGAAGTTACAGATACAGAAGTAAACGCAGCTATATTAGTTCATGGATTTGTAAGAAACGACAGATTATATGGAACAAAGAAAGCTGACTTAGATAATAATATGATTTATATAGTAAGTAAATAATGAGGAGGGAAAATAAATGGCTATAATAAAAAATTTATTCGATTACATAAATGCAACTGATATAGCTGCATATGTTACAGAAAAACCAGAAAACAAAATCCCTTACTTTGGCGAAACATTATTCCCAGCTCAAAGACAACTGGGTACAGATATATCTTGGCTAAAAGGAGCTAATGGATTACCAGTAGCAATACAACCAAGTGAATATGATGTAAAAGCTAGATTAAGAGAAAAAGAAGGATTTGAAGGCGTAGCAACTGAAATGGCATTCTTCAGAGAAGCTACTAGAATTGGTGAAAAAGATAGACAACAACTTAACATGTTATTAAACAACCCAGAACAACAAATGGCCATGCCAATAATCAAAAACATATTTGATGAAGTATCAAGATTAGTAGAAGGTGTTAGAGTACAAGGTGAATATATGAGATGCCAATTATTAACTGGTGGTAAAATAGATGTCACTTCTGCTGACGGTAGAGTTAAATATGTATACGACTATGGTCAACAAAATTTATTCAAATGCAAAAAAGGTCAAGCAGCTTGGGGTGAAAAAAATGATGCAGCTGACCCAGTTAGAGATATAATAGCTTGGTGTGATTATATGGAAACATTAAGAGGATTAAGACCTACAAGATTAGTAATGAATAGAAATACTTTCTTAAATATGGTACATTCTCCTAAAGTTCATAAAATGATGTATCCTAATGATTCAGCATTGAATTATTATGTTACAGATGCTCAAGCTAAATCATTTATAGAAACAACTACAGGTTGTACTATATTTGTATATGCTAAGAAAATAACTACATTATCACATGATACAGGTATAGCAACTGGAACTCCAGTCGACTTAATCCCTGATGGAAAAGTAGTAATATTACCACCTAGAGCTTCACTTGGTTCTACATGGTATGGTACAACTCCAGAAGAAAGTGACCTTATGACAGGTTCAGATGCTCAAGTATCTATAGTTAATAACGGAACTGCAATAACTACTTATAAAGAAAAACATCCAGTACAAGTCGTAACCGTTGTATCAAGCGTCATGATACCAAGTTTTGAAACAATAGACGATTGTGCAGTAGCAGATGTTACTAAAGTATCTACAGATACAAGTAACATGATAAAATAGTTTGCTCATTTTTAATATACATGCCGAGGGAGGGAATGAGGTTGCCATTAATTCCCTCGGCTTTTATAATATCGGAGGTGAGTAAAATGGCATTGAATGTCGAAGTAATTAAAACTATGCTAATGGAAGATAGCAACCCAACTTTAACTCAAGCTCAATTGGAAATGTTGGCTGCTACTTATGATAATATTAATGAGGCTTGTTATTATGGATGCTTAATGAAAGCATCTTCTGAAAATATAACAATAGGTCCAATCTCTATCGAGAGTAATACAAATGATTTTTGGTTAAAAATGGCTGATGGATTTTATAGAAAATTTATGAGAGAACAAAACGAAGAAGGCTTAACTGGGTTAGCGATGAGGCGTTCAGATGAGTTATAATTATAAAAGATTGCTACCAAAAATCCAAGCCACTATTGAAAAATACGGAGTAGAACTCGATGTATATAGAGATACCTATGAGAGTGAAGTAGGAGTACAAACTTATCAATCTACTTCATTAATAACAAAGATAAAAGGAGTATTAGATAACTCAAAAATCTCAAATTCTAATGTACAACAAGAACAACAATTTCATCAATACTCAATTACTGGAACTTTATATTATGCATATTTCCAAGACCCAACATATACAATAGAACCTGGCGACTATGTGATTATAAATAATATAAAGTATATATTAGATATGCCAGTTGATATATTAGAAGTAGGTTTATTATATCAAGTGTCAGTAAGGGGTGTTAAATATGAACGTTAGTGTTACAGTTGATGATAGAATAGTTGCTCAGAATCTTGGTGAAATGTCAGAACGCTTGCAATCTCAATTACAACTATTAGGTCAAGCAACAGGGCAAAAGATACAAGAATATGCTCAAGAAAATGCACCGTGGACTGATAGAACAGGAGATGCGAGACAAAGACTTAAATATAATTCCGAGATAAATGAGAATGGGTTAACGATATCAATATTTCATCAAATGGAATATGGTATTTACCTAGAGTTATGTAATAACGAAAAATATGCAATACTAAAAAATTCAAGAGATGCTATGCTACCTGAATTTTTAGATGCAGTTAAACATTTAAGATTATAGGAGGATATAATGGTTAGAAGTACATTACATGAACAATTGAATAAGATAATCCCAACCTATTCAGTTGGATTTGATGTAAGCACTATCGAGAAAGATTGTTGTATTCTTAGAAAGAATATAGATTTAATCGCTGTATCAAATAGCAATGCAGGTTGGGATAGTTGGACTATAGAAGTTTATTCTAAACGAAGTCCATTAAGAGTTGACGAATTAATACAATTAATTATAAAACAACTTGAAAATACTACAGCCGAGTTAGTTTACGGAGGTGGAGCAGAATACTTTGACAGACAATATCAAGCCTTTTCTTCAAGTATTCAAGTAAGAACTCCAAAAACATTCGGTATAAAAAATGCAAATTAAGGAGGTTAACAAATGGAAATTTTATATAATATAGAAAGAGTAGATTTAACTGAATTAGACCCATCAACAGGTAAACCCGCAACTGGTGAAACTGCAATAAAAACTACTATAAAAACTGCTAAAGAAGCAAAACTGGCCGCAGTTATATCTGAAGGGGCTGAAGAAATATTAAGAAATGCTACAAGTATACTAGCAGTTGTTAGAGAAGATGACTTATTATATGGCTATGATTTTACATTTACCGATAATACGTTTGATATAAAAGCTGCCCAATTAGTTGCAGGTTATGTAAAAGCAACTGGAACAGGTGCAGGTGAAAATGATTTACAGACTCCAATGATGAGTCAAGGTAATCAAGGTAAACCTTTCATGGCTGAGATATATGTAGCTAACTATGAAGGCGATTCAATAAAAAATTATTGCAAAATAACATTAAATAAATGTCTTGGTAAATTCCCAGATATGACAGTAGGTTCAGAATTCTATGCACCTGAGTTCTCAATAAAAGCTAGAGAAAATACTAAAGCAAAATTACCTATAAAATCAATAGCATGGGTTGATAGTTTACCCAGCTAATGCCTCAGCTCAGAATTTAGAAGTACAAGATGAGGCTAAACCTACAGTAGAATAAATTAGGAGGTATATTAAAAATGAGTAGAGTAATAAGTGCAGAACAATTCAGAAAAAAAGCAACTAGAATAATAACAATACCTGGGTTTACAGATGACGAATGTTTCGAAGTAATGATAAAATCTGTCTCAGTTCCCGATATGTTAATTAATGGAAAATTACCAAATTCATTATTAAAAATAGTATCAGATATGTTTGACTCTAAAACAGTTCAACTGGATAAAGACAAACAACCTGATGTAAACACAAAAGAAATACTAGATGACCCAGATAAACTAAAAGAATTAGTGAATATGATGAAACTAATAGCTAAAGAAGCATTAGTCGAACCTAAATATGAAGACATAGAAGATGTATTGACTCAAGAACAAATACAAACTATATTTGAACAAGCGTCAGGTGGAGTAAAAAAAGTTATGCCCATTGATGCAGAGTAGAAAAGTATTAGATGTTATTTCTATAGCAAAAACTTTTAATGCTCTGCCAAGTGATGTAATAGGGTTGAGTAAAGATGACCCATACACAAGATATTGTTTTGATGAAGCATGTACTTATTTATATAGTAAAATGCAACCAGACAAAGATGGGCATATTCAAAAACCTATATTTGAAGAAGATAGAAAGAAAAAAGAATCTAAACATAGTAATCCAGGTTTAGAATTATTACTAGGAAAAGATGATTAAGGCTATAGGGCTATTCAAGCCTTATAGCCTTTTATTATAGATGGAGGTGAATATATATGGCAGGAACAGACTTAGGGACTATTGTCGCCCACCTTAACTTGGATGTCAACCAATTTCAAAATGGCGTGCAACAAGCTCAACAACAATTAGAAAGTGCCAGTTCAGGTTTTGAACGAGTTGCGAATGCTGGTAGAAGATTACAAGGTATAGGAGCAGGGTTAACTGCGGCAGTTACAGTTCCCGTGGCAGGTATAGCCAAATCTGCATATGATGTAAATAAAGCATTTCAAACTTCTATGTCTAATGTTCAAGCATTATCTGGTGCAACAGGTCAAGATTTACAAAACCTTACTAATCTAGCTAGAGAAATGGGAGCCACTACTCAGTTCAGCGCCTCAGAATGTGCGGATGCACTTGGATTCATGGCTCTTGCAGGTTGGGACGCTCAGCAATCTATGGACGGTTTACCAGGGGTACTTAACCTCGCAGCCGCTTCGGGTATGGAGCTGGCCGATGCATCCGATATGGTAACAGATTACCTTTCAGCTTTTGGTGAGGGTGCAGACCAAGCGGGTAGAATGGCAGATGTATTAGCATACGCTCAAGCCCATTCAAATACGACTACCGCTGGATTAGGTGAGGCATTCAAGAACTGTGCAGCTAATGCTCATGCATTTGGATTAGATATTGAACAAACAACCGCATTAATTGGTAAACTATCCGACCAGGGATTAAAAGGCTCAGAAGCGGGTACTGCATTAACAGCGGTAATGAGAGATATAACTCAAAAGATGAAAAACGGAAAAATACAAATAGGACAGACAGCTATATCTGTACAAGATTCAAATGGTAATTTCCGAGATATGACTGATATATTAGGAGATGTAGAAAAAGCAACTAATGGAATGGGAGATGCACAAAAGAATGCCGCCTTAATGGGAACATTTACTGCCGACTCAATAAAAGCATTAAACATATTATTAAATACAGGTAGTGGCAACATTAAAGATTTTGAAAAAGCATTACGAGGTAGTGATGGAGCAGCTAAAGAAATGGCGGATACTATGAATGACAACTTAGAAGGTGACTTAAAATCAATGCACTCTGCCATTGAAGAATGTTACTTAACTATGATGGAAAAACTTGACCCTGTATTACGATTAATAGTTCAAGGCATTACCAAATTAGCTCAAGGTTTTGGAAAAATTCCACAACCTATCATGATTGTTATAATGAGTATAGCAGGAATACTTGCTGTACTTGGCCCATTACTAATAGTAATAGGCACAGTAATGACAAAAGCAGCGGCATGTGTTGATGTAATTAATAGATTTAGAGCATTTATACAAGCTGGAAGATTTGCAGGCATATTCTCTACCGCACTCAATGGAGTTCGAGCAGCTTGTACTCGAGTTGTTGGGGTTATAACAGGTACGGTAATTCCAGCTTTACAATCATTATGGGCATTTTTATTAGCAAATCCAATAGTACTTGTAATAGCCGCTATTGTGGCATTAGTTGCAGGTTTTACGTATTTATGGAATCATTGCGAAGGTTTTAGGGCATTTTGGATTAAGTTATGGAAAGATGCTTTGATGGCTATAAAAAGTTTTTCTCCAGCATTAGCGGGAGTTTTTCAAGGTCTTGGAAATGTTATATCTGGTTTTGTAAATATAATTCAAGCGGTATTAGGTGGAATTAAAGATATTATCGTAGATATATTTACAGGCAACTTCGATAAGATTCCTGAAGATTTAGCAAGCATGGGAGAAAAATTGCAAAATGCATTTGGTAAAATATTTAATGGATTAGGGTTAATCGCACAGAACGCATTACAAGCATTACAAGATGTATTTATGGCTGGATTGCAGTCATTATTTGACCCTATCATAGATTGGGGATATTCAATATCAGGTGCATTTGGAGATGCAATGATTGATTTATATTCAGTATTTAAAGATAGTTTTGACCTCATACTCGACTATTGGAGGGATATAGGTTCTATATTGAAGGATTTATTCTCAGGTGATTTTGAAGGCGCTCTACAAGGCGTACAGACGCTATTTTCACATTTAGGAGAAAATATACTTAATGTATTACAAGATTTGGGAACTTTTGTAGTTGATATATTCAGAAGTATAGGCGATGGTATTATGAACGCATTATCTTCAGCATGGAGTTCAATTACAGGTTGGTTCAGTCAATTAGGTTCTTCTATAATGTCTCTATTATCTAATGCCCTTAATGCAACAGGTACTTTTTTCAATAATCTACCAAGTATGATTGGTACTGCAATCGGAGTTGTAGCTGGTGTAATAGCGAGCGGTGTAGTGAGTGCTTGGAATTTCGTTACTCAAACAGTACCTTCATATTTTGCACAAATAGGTCAATGGTTCTCACAATTACCAAATCTAATAGGGCAATGGCTAACTGACACATACAATAGAGTTACAGAATGGGCTAGTCAATTACCTGGCAAAGCTCAAGAAGCCGCATCAAGATTTGTTGAAAGTGCTAGTAATTACTTTACACAATTACCTTCGAGAATAGGTAATTGGTTAACTCAAACATACAACAGAGCAAGTCAATGGGCCAGTCAATTACCAACAAAAGCACAACGAGCAGCATCTCAATTTGTAAGTAGGGCCTCAAGTGCTATGTCTCATTTACCTGGAAGAATCTGGAACTACTTATCAAGTTGTATTTCAAGAGCAATTAATTTTGCATCTCAGTTTGCTAATAAAGGTATGCAAGCTGCTAATAATTTCAAAAATAGAATATTAAGCGGACTTAGAAGTATTCCATCTCAAGTAGCTGGAATAGGTAGACAAATAGTTCAAGGTTTATGGAATGGTATAAAAGGAGCTGGTGGTTGGCTAAGAAGTCAAATAAGTAGTTTTGCTAGTAGTGTAGTTTCTGGATTCAAGGCATCATTTAAAATACATTCACCATCTCAAATTATGAGAGATGAAGTCGGTAAATATTTACCTAAAGGTATAGACGTAGGTATTAAATTAGGAAGTAAAGATACATTAAAAGCGGTTCGAGATTTTTCTAATCAAATAATAGAAACTGCTAAACTTGGAAATATTTCACAAGCACTATCTGTTAATACTGGCGATGTAAGTACTCAAAACATAGTACAAAATGATAGTACAGTTGCAGCTATACAAGGTTTAGAACGTACCATCGCTCAACAAAATAAAGAAATAGACTATAATAAATTAAAAGATTGTTTTGTGTCAGGTGCAAGTAATATCGACTCAACAATATTAATGGATAAAGAAGTTGTAGGGAAAAAAGTGGCTGCGCCAGTCAAAACTCACAACGACACAACAACAATGAGACTAAATAGATTGGAGGGTATAACACAATGGTAAATTATTTCATGTTTAATAAGAGTGAAATAAATGAACTGTATTTAGTTACAAATATATCAAGAGTGTTATTACCGAAAAAGAAAATAGAAACTCTAGATATTGCATCTAGAGATGGTGAAGTATTCAATGGGAGCAAATATGCTCCTATTGAATATGATATAACAATTCTTATTAGTGGTGATAACGAAGCTGATTTAAAAAGAAAAATAAAAGATTTAAAAAATTTACTATATAGCAAAGTACCTGTAGAAGTTAGACTATTCGATGAGTCTAAATTCTCATATGGAATAGTATCTGATGATATAGACTTAACTCCAAAATCAGCATTAGATGTATTAGCTAAGGTACATTTGATATGTCATATGCCATTCTTTTATAGTGTGGATTTAAAAGTGACAGATAATAAAGAAAACAATGTATTAGTAAATCTCGAAAATACTGGAGATGTGGAAACAAAACCTTTCTTCACTAATGTATTTGCAAGTAATGCCAATTTCCTACAATTACAAAATCAAGTTACTAAAGAAACTTTATTAGTAGGAGATTATCCAAGTTTAGAACTGGAAAGCAAAGACCCATACTCAACTGCACTAAATGACCCATGTACAACAACATCGAATTGGGTAAGTTCTACTGTACCTATTGATAGTAATAGAAGTGGCGGAGGAACTTTAGCAGTTACAAATGAAAATTCTGGGTTATGTATAGGTACTTTGCCTTCTAGCAGTTCCACAGACTCAAATGTCTGGAAAGGTGTTCAAGTGAGAAGAAATTTAACTGCTCCACTAGAAGATTTTAAAGTGGAAGCGTATTTGACAATGAAGTCCACAGGTGTAAATGGTGACCCTACTGTAATTCCTGTAGATGAGGATAGAGTAACCGTGGGAGGTACGAAAACTATATATGAAGTAAAAACAAAAACATTAAACTGTAGAAAAGGACCTGGGTCTTCTTACCTATGTGTTCATACATTAAAAAAAGGTTATCAAATAGTAAATTATGAAATAGTAAATGGTTGGTTGAAGTTTTCATCTAGTGATATAAATAACGGAGCAACTATGTATTGTAATAAAAGTTATACAAAGGCTAAAACAATTTCAACTACGATTACAACGACTAAAAGAAATGTAGTTGTAAAACAGCCAACAAGTATTAGGGCATCATATACAAGCGATGCGACTTCACTAATAATAGTACCTAAGAATGGTGTAGTTAGAGTAATATCATCCAAGACTTATTCTAGTAAAGATAGTGACGGAGTTGTAAGAACATATTACAAACTTGCAGAACCTTATAAGGGATATGATGGGTATATTTGTATAGGTAATCTATATGACCTTACAGATGAGCCAGTAATCAAGATTACTTATGATACACCATTAGAAACTGCTGACGACAAAACAGGAGTTATTGAATTATATGGAATGGGTGTTAATGGTGAAAGAATTTTTAAATTTGAAATGTGTGACGACCAAGAATACTTTGAATATAATTGCCCTAAAGTATATGTTGGATTGAAATGTGAGTATCAAGATGAGACAAAAGTTAGAAAGCCAAATAGCTATACTACTACAAATAACAACGAAGTTAAGGTTACAAATTATATGTCAGGCGTATTAGGTAATTGGAATGATTTTTACGGAAAAATATCAATTTCAAGAGTCAAAGATAGTGCTGGAAATCATGTATGGACAGTATCAATAAATAAATTGTATCAAGGTAATATAATAGCTAATAAAAAATTTACAAAAACAATAAATAATACAGCTACAGAAAATCTATCATACTTTATTTTATATATGGGAACATATGGTAATATTGATAAGTGTACTAGCATGGCACTTAATAGCTTAAAAGTACAGGGTATATCAAAGGTTGATACAACTGTAAATAATAAAATCGAATTTCGTGCTGGTGATGTTATTGATATCGACTTTGAAAATAGAAATGTATATCTTAATCAAGAACTTAGAAATGACCTTGTAGACATAGGTAGTTATTTCTTTGATGTGAAAAAAGGTATTAACCCCATAAAAATATTTACCAATGATACTAATATATATTCCTGTGGAATTATACAGGAGAAATGGATAGGAGCTGAGTAACATGCAAATATATATTTTAGATAATAAAAAATATAATATAGGCTCAATAGATACAGAAACATCTAACATAAGTAATGACAAGTTCATTCAATATCTAGAAACAGGAGCTTTTACTTACGAATTTGATATTATTTTAGATGCTAATAATAGTGAGATTTTAGAAGAAAAAAATTATATGGTGTTCTATTGGCGTAATAAATTAAAGATGTTCCAAATAGAAACTATAAAAGACACAGAAGGAATTCTATATGTTACAAGAAATGTCTATGCTGTGCCATGTACTTTAGAATTATATCAAAATCATGTTAGACCTATCACTATTGAAGGTACTATTGAAACATGTCTTACAAGTATCTTACAAGACACGAATTTTAAGGTGGGAAATATTTCTCCATCATTAGCAAATATGGGGAAAAGTATGAATATTACCTCTATTACGCCAGTTTATACTGTATTACAAGATTTAATATCATTATTTGATAATATTGAGTTAGATATAAGAGTAGAACGTATAAACAGTATTCAAGGCAAATATGAATTTTATATTGATGTATATAATAACGGCGAATTAGGTAACAAAACAGATTTAAGAATTGAATATGACTGGAATGAATATGGATTAAAAAAGACAAGCGATGGAAGTAACTATTATAGTGGTTTAATTGCTCAAGGAAAAAATGGAATTACCTTCTCTGATATTTATTGGGATGTTTACAGAGGTGACCCCCTAAATAAACCATTAGGTCAAGATTATCTTGTTGACCCAGAAATCCATGAGATTTATAACAATGGAGGAAAGTATATTTTAGGTTCTTATAACTCTGATAGTGCTACAACTCCAATTGATTTATTATGGGAAACATATGAAAAACTTCAAGAGGTTAAAAGCATAAAAGTTAATTTTGAAGTTCCTATATATCTAGAAAAATCTGAATATGAAAATATAGATATAGGGGATACAGTTCAAGTATTTAACCCAAAATTTAACCCAGACATAACTTTAGCTGCTAGGGTAGGTACATTACAAATATCATTTACTGACCCAGCTCAAAATAAAATAACTCTAAGTAATTATAAGTCAGTAAAATCTAAAATAAGACATTATAGTAATGATGATATTATTAAGGAAGCAGTATCAAATATATTAAACCTTAGAGTTGGAAAATTAACTCCAGCGGATAGGTTAGCAATACAGAATTTGCTTTCAAAGTTACATGTAGATAAAGCAAATATGGACAAAATAATAGATGATATTATTAATAAATTAAAACCAGATATCCCTCAATTGCCAGATGATATCGGAGATGATTTAGAAGACTATACTGCGATAAAAATAAATACGCTAGACAAAGGATTATGGCTAGGGGATAAAAGAATATACGATTTAAAAAATTATGGAGTTATCAAAATAGCAGAACAACAAGATGACGATATAACTCCAGACACGAAAGCCTATGCAGAAGCAATAAAATACTATAGTAAATACAATTTAGGTAAGTCAGTTAATGACCCAGAATTTACAGCGATAGTCAACCCTAATAATAAATATAAAATACCTACAATAGTAAATTATTGGGCCCCTAAATTCGGATTAGACCCTTATATTGTTTTTATGTGTATTTGCGGAGAATCCAGGGGGAATCCAACATCTGCAACTTCTTACAGCGGCGGCGGATATGGATTAATGCAATGTGAACGCTCCACATACTTTAATAAAAAGCAAACAATAACTTTTATAGATGGAAGTACGAGAACATTCACGCCTTCTTATAATACAATGCAACCTAACAAGGGCGGAACTACTACAGTAAATGGAGTTGTAGTAGATAAGAATATTAGTAATCAAATAATGTTTGGCTGCCATGAACTAAGATATTCCGCTGATTGGTGTCATTATAATATATTTGCTATGTTGATAGGTAACAATATGGGCATAGGGGCAGCTGCTTGGATAGTTGCAAAATACACAGCAGAGAAATATGGCTTCACTTTTAAAAATTCTTATCTGAATTTCTATAGTTTACCTACTGCATACAGAACTAAATGTTATGAGGTATTAGAGAGTGGCACAGGTGATTTTGCATCATATAGGAAAGATTGGGTAGCTTATCGAAATTCGATAGGCAAGCCAGCAGGTACAGTCAATAATATTGAACTATATTTATGTTTCTATCAGTCACAGAATGGTAGTTTACCTTATATACTCGATAAACAAGGTAAAAAATATGGTCTTGGAGTTAGTAATACTGGAGATAGTAAACCTGGGCAACAACAAACAACTCAAGCTACGGGTTCCGAAGTTAGAAAAATAATAGTAGATACAGCAAAGAAAATAGTAAGTCAGCATGTCGACCAAAAAATAGCTACCTATGACCAGGGTAGTAGAACTGTCAATTTCGATAAACCGAACAGATATAAGGGAACAATATATGGTATAAAAAATCCAATTTGTTATGACTGTTCATCATTAGTATCATGTTCATATTTAAAAGCTGGCATGAAATCTGTATATGCTAAAAGTTGTGCTTATGGTACATTAGTTGCAGGTGCCACTGCAAAACCTGGCTACAAAATGTTTAAAATAACAAAAACATCAATAGAGAATATGCTACCTGGCGATATTATAATGATGACTAATAAAACATGCCCTACAACATTTACAAGAGCGCAAGCTATATCAAAGAACTTTACGCATCACACATTAATATATTGTGGAAAAGAAAATGGCACTCATATGGTAGCACATGCAAGAAAATGGGATTGGTGGCCAAAAGCAATAATGTATATGCCAGTATATTCTGACATTTACAAATATGGTTTCTGTCTAAGACCTTATGAATTAGTAGAAAAAGATAAACTTGTTACTAATACAGAGAGTACAGGAGCTGACGGTGAAATTATTATTGATGACCAAATAGTGCAAAATAAAGACTTAAATGCATTTACAGCTAAAGGAGTTCCAGGTGCAACTGCAGATATGTTCTATGAAGACGACCTTTTAGTTTCATATATACAAGTTGGGGAAACTGCTGACTCATTACCTTACCCAACTCAACCTGAATATATATTTTTACATTTTGGAATAAATCATCTAACTACAGACGATGCACAGAATGTAATAAATCTAGTAGAAACTCTATTAGTTAAATATCCGAAAACTCCAATATTTATTGCAAAAGAATGGCATGCAACTTCTGTATTAGCTGATTATCAAACTATAAATACAAATGTCGATGAATATAATAATATAATTGAAACATACTGTAATAAAACTCAATATGTTATATTCCTTGATATAGGTAACGTTCCAGACACTTCAGATGGGTATACATGCGCAGATAAAGCAAGTACACAAGCTTATTATAATCAAGTAAAAACGGCAATAAAAAATAAAGTGATAGGCTATACACCTTCAGAAGATACAAAACCTGAAGAAACTGCAAAGAATGTGGAGTACATTATGGAATTTAAAGATGATAAAGATTTCGGACTTGTAAAAAGTATATTCATTAAATTTTATTCAGCTGTATCTGATACATTTTGGGCTAAGTATAAATTTAAAACACAAAAAGATACTGAACCAACAAAATTTACACAATCGAATATAATATATTATGAAGGCGATGACTGTAGTAGCGGTGCATTAATATGTAAAGCAGATACTGAATATACAATTTTATGTTTAAGTAACCCAAATAGAGCTAACTCATATAATGGCAAAAAATATATAGGAGTTGTTACTGCTAATCATGGTGATGGCACATACACAGATTGTGGTGATTTTATAGGACGAGATAAGATTATTGAAATCGGAGAAACTTATTGGGAAAATAGAGCAAAATTTGTATATAATACAAAAACTCCATTAACTTATACAAACCCACATAAGAATAAATCAAAATGGAAAGACTCTAATGGTAAATATCATATAGATTGCTCAACATTCGTGGCATTATGTTGTAAAGGCATTCCGTATACTGAGTCGCCTTATAGTAAAAAATGGACTTCACGAGATAAAAAAAGTTCGACAGTAGCATGGGCATTTAACCCAGGTCGAACTGCTGCCGACATCGCAAAATATTGTGTATCAAAAGGTTGGGTAGCAACTGGAATTGATACAACTAATTGGTCAAATATAGAAAAAGGTGACTTGATATTTTGGGATAGAGACGGCAAAGATTTAAATAGATTTATGTCAGTTTCTCATGTAGGAATATGTAGCGGATTTGATGCTGACGGAGATGCGACTACTATTGAAGTTACTTCTGTTAGTGATGTTGTATATAAACGTAAATTAAAAGATAATCAACCTGGCAAGGTTATATTAGTATGTAGAATAAGAAAGGATTGATAATATGGCTAATTTGGAACATATACTGGAATTAAATAATAAGTATAAAAATTCATATGGTCAACTAGAGAAAATTCTACTAGAAGTATTGGAAAAAGGAGAAGTTACTCAAACTGACCTTGAAGAAATGGAAAACTCAATGCAACAACAAACTGAAGATTACAATAAACTTAATGCAGCACAAAAACAAGCGCAATCTGAAAATTTACAAGAACAAATTGACGATTTACAAAATACCAAGTTAGATATGAATATTGATACAGTTATAGACTTACTTACAAATGGCGGTCGAAGTACTGCCATTTCTGTAAGTGATGACGGCACAATTATTTTAAATGCAGGTAGTTTAGAAGAATTAAATCAAATAAAATTATCAGTTGATGAACAAAGAAAAAGAATTGACGGCGTTATCGCAGATACTGAAGTTGAACAACTTGATGGAACAAAAGTAAAATTAAAAGTATTATATTCTACATTATCACAAACAGTTAATGGCATTGAAACAAATGTAGGTACAATTGAAGGAGTAGCAAATGACGCTAATTCGAAAGCAGACGCAGCTATGACTAAAGCGTCACAATTAAAACAGACAATGGATGGCTTCACTACTAAAGTACAAAGTATGGAATCCACATTAGATATTACAGTTACTGGGGTATATAATGAATTTTATGTATCCACATCTTCTACTGAATTAATAGGAGGCAGTTGGTCAACTACTAGACCATCAAGTGCTACTACAGGATATATTTGGATGAGAACAGCTGCAAGAAATAGTAAAGGTGAAATTACCTATGATGACCCAACTTGTATAAGTGGACTTGACGGAAAACAAGGTCCTCCAGGTGAAAAAGGTGACCCAGGTACCCCAGGTGAAAAAGGAGACGATGGAGTTAGTATTACAAATACGGCAATATATTATTTTGTACATACATCAAAAACTAGCGCTCCAGATGTGCATGCTAGTGGTTGGACTAAAAATATGCCTGAGTATGTGGAAGGAAAATTCCTTTGGTATATGACGGAAATCACATATTCGGATAGAACAGTAACATATACTACTCCTGCTTATTTAAGTAGCTGGGAGGCTAAGCATGAGTCAGCGAAAGCAATCTCAGTAGCAAATCAAACTGCTGAGATGTTCCAATGGATAGTACAGAAAGGTTCAACTCAATCAAGTTTAACTTTGACTGATGCAACAATCGAAGCAATAGCTAACTCCAATATAAAATTAAAAGCCAAGAACATTTCACTTGAAGGGCTTATTACTGCGAATGGAAGTTTCAGAATACTAGAAGACGGTAGAGCTGAAATCGACTCGCTGTCTGTTGACAAAGAAATATCAACTGATATATTAACATTTAATACTATTAATAATTCAAGATATCAACCTGTATTAGACGAAGACGTCGTTATCACTATTGATAATACAAGCACAAATTCAGATGAATTTGAAAATGGCAGTACTTATACAACATTATTTGATTTTCAAGAAGCTTGTCCAATTAATTTAAATGGTCATGAAGTTACGTTAATATTTGCTAGCAATTATGACGGTAATTTGGTTTTTGCTACTCAAAATAACGGCAGAATAATATTAAACTTCAATAATCATACAATTAAAGGCTATTTATACTTTGGTATAAAAACTATGGAATATGAATTTGCGGATAATAATAATGGAGTTATAATGCCAAATAACGCTTACGTTGGAGATAATGGAAATTATTCAGTATTTGTATATAACACAAGTTTAAAAATTAAAGATGCAACTATATACGCAGGAAATGGAAGTGGCAATAATAGTGGAATAGAATTTTCTTCATTTGCGCAAGGAAAAATTGATAATGTTTCATTTGTAAATTGTTATAATGCAGTAAGAGCATATGTTCAGTCTAAAGTTCATTGTGCATCATCTAATGGAACTACATCTTCTTTTGCCTTTTATAGTTTATCAGGTTCAGATATATCATTAAGTGCCACAACTCAAGTAAGTAGAAAGTCTGGCACTAATCATTATAAAACAGGTTCTAATGGTATTATTCGTGCAGAAGGCGCAACATTTAATGGAACTACAATAAGTGGAACAAATACAAATACCAACACATCGACAGAAACTAAAACTATCACACTAACTGCCGATTATGGCGACACTTATAGAAAAACAGTTTATAACAACTGGAAAAAAGATGGTACAGTTAGACAAGGTGACTATGGTTACGGTGATTGCGTAGGTTGTTGGTTCTTCGGTAATAAATTGAGTAATTATGCTAATAAAAATATTAGTAAAATAGTAATTACATTTACAAGACAAAGCGGAGGTAGTTATGGAGAAGTTTTACATGGAGTAAAAACACATAATTATAGTTCAAGACCAAGTGGCACACCTTCCTTTAGAAGTGACTTTAGTAAATCTGTATCTGTCGGTGTAGGTTCAACTGGAATAATTACATTAACAAGTAGTACCGATATATCAAACTTCATGAAAGCAAAAGGAGTTGGACTTGTACCTTCATCACAAGATAAAGCACATTATTCAGTATGTTCAGGTACTTGTAAAATAAAAATTACTTATGCAGAATAAATATAGAGGTGATATTAACTTATCACCTTTCTTTTTATATAATTAAGTATGAGGTGATTTATATGTCCGAGATAGAAATTATGCTAAACTTATATAAAAAACAATTAGCTGACTCAATAGAAGAATGTAATCTATTTAAGGCTAAATATGTTGTTTTACAGCAACAATATGAAAAATTAAAACAGGAAAAGGAGGAAAAAAATGATAAAACGAGATAGTATAATAACTGTAAATAATAATGTCGCGACTCTCGACAATGATATATACATATATAAATATGACAAGAATATTCAAATAACTTTTAGTATTGTGAATAATAAATATATGTATGATAGTGATATTACTAACAACTTAGTAGTTAGCTCACAAGCATCGTATGCTCAAGTCAAATTTAAGAAAGATGATTATGAAAGTGATATTAAAATTGACTTTGATATACAAGCTACAAAAAATGGTGCGGTAATCTTAATTATAGAAGAGCAGCTCACAGATGAAGATGTAGAGATAGGCGATTATAGTATCCAAATAAGATTACTTGATGCTAAAAAAGAGGCTGTATTAACTTTACCTCCTATTAAATCTTGCATCCATATACAACAACCTTTATTTGATAAAATAGGAACTTCTAATTTGACTGATGACGCTATTGTTAACCAAGCATTAACAACATATGCCGCACCACTTGAAGCAGTAACAAATGAGGGAACTTTTAATAGAAAAACATGGGTAGCTAAAGAAAAAATAACAACAGCAGAACTAAATAGAATGGAAGATGGGATTACCTATAATAATACACAATTGAAAAATATTAGTAAAAAAATTATTACAGATGAAGAACGAACTAAATTATCTAATTTAAGAAATTATGATGATAGCGATATAAAAACTAACATTAATAATATTAAAAATAATTTAGGTGCAGTAGATTTACTCACTACAGATAAAACAATTAAAGGTGCAATAAATGAAGTTAATACACAATGTAAAGATATTGTGAAGAAAATTGAAAATGGTGCTGGTGTCGATTTAAGTGATTATGCAAAAAAATCTGATATACCTGATATTAGTACAAAGGTTGATAAAGTCACAGGTAAAGGACTTAGTACTAATGATTTTACAACTGAAGAAAAAAACAAACTAAAAGGATTAAGTAATTACGACGATAGTGGAGTAAAAGCTGATATAAATAATATTCCAAACTCGCTAAAACTGGTATCCGGTGCTAATAATACTATAAAATTAATGTTCGGAACAAGAGAACTGTCTAGTATTACTATAGATGGTGGTACAGTTGAACCGCCTACTCCAAATACTTATATTATAACTAACAATCTATCCAATGCTACTAACTCAAATAATGCTACATCTATAGCAGAAAATGCATCGTATAATGCTGTTATAACTGCTAATAGTAACTACAGAATAAAAACTGTAACAGTAACTATGGGAGGTACAGATATTACAAATATTGCATATTCAAATGGACGAATCAATATATCTAGTGTTACTGGAAATGTTGTTATAACTGTTACTACTGAATCAGTTACAAGTGAAATAACAAGATACACTATAACTAACAATCTATCTCATGCTACTAATAGTAACTCTGCAACATCTATAGAAGAAAAGTCTTCTTATACTGCTACTATAACTGCCGATAGCAATTATAGAATAAAAAATGTAACAGTAACTATGTATGGCACAGACATTACAAATGATGTCTATTCAGGTGGTAAAATAATTATACCTAGAGTTATTGGAAATATTGTCATAACAGTTACTACTGAATACGTTTCAGGTGGAGGAGATGAGTCAAACTTAGACGGACTATTAAAAGATAGATTATTAGTATGGCATGATGAATTTGATGGTCAAACACTAGATACTAGCAAATGGAGATATGCAACTCATAATAGTGGAGGTAGTGAACAACAAGCATATACAGTAGCTAGAACTGCAAATACTAGATTAGAAAATAGTAACTTAATTCTAGAAGCTAAAAAAGATGGCTATGTTAGTGGTTATACTTGGAGTAGTGGTAGAATAGACACAAGCGGTTTAGCTGGGTTCAAATATGGAAGATTAGAAGCAAAATTAAAATATGACGTAGTATCTGGCGCATTTCCAGCTTTCTGGACAATTGGTACTTGCGCATATTATCCAACTGGTGAAAATATACATGGTGTTCTTAAGAGTAAAGGAACTCAATGGGCACAAAATGGTGAAATAGATATGTTCGAAGGTAGAGGAACTAATGGTGAAATCGTTCAAGGTGGTTGGTATAATCAAGATGACGGAAAAGGTAATCTACAGATGATATTTGGTAGTAAAAATATTGACGCTTCACAATATCATGTATATGCTGTAGAATGGACAGAAACAACAATGATTGCATATATAGATGGCGTTGAAACTGGAAGAAAAAATATATCCGATATAACATCATGGCAAAGACCTCAATACATAATCTTAAATATGGCGGTTGGTTCTACAGGTGGATATCCTACAGAAGATTGTACTTCAATGAAAATGGAAGTTGATTGGGTTAGAGTTTATGCACCAGTTGGAGTTACAGAAAAAACAGATGTTCAATCTATTACATTAAGTCAAAATAATTTATCATTTAATATGGGTGATGACCCTATTGATGTATATTATTCAGTTAACCCTTCTATAGCTTGGGATAATAATGTCAACTATGAATCAAGCAATACTAATGTGGCAACAGTATATGGTTCAAGAATATATCCTATAGGTACTGGTAATTGTAAAATAACAGCTAGAGCAACTAATGGAGTTACAGCTACTATTAATGTAACTGTAGCACAAAATACAAATATAAATGCTAAAAGTATTGAATTAAATAAAAATACATTATCAATTTATAATGGAACTAGCAGTACTCTTATTGCAACTGCTACACCTGCTAATCATACTGACTCTATTCTTTGGAAATCAAGTAATACGGATGTAGCTACTGTAACTAATGGTGTTGTTACAGGTAAAACTAAAGGTATTTGTACTATAACTGCATACTCTAGTGCAGATTCGAGTGTAAAAGCTGAATGTTCTATAACAGTTAAAGATGCTGTACAATTAACAGGACATCCAACATCAGGCTTAACACTTCAATTAGATAGAAATGGTATGTCTAGTACATCATGGCGAAATGCAATAGATAATACTCAACTACAATGGAAAGTTGCAACTAATAATTCTTCTGATATAGCTTCTTATATGGTATATGACGGAGATAGTTTCTATTGGGCAGGAGCAAATTATAAAGACCACTTAACATTATCTGGATTTAGTAACTATTATGATTTTGGAGAATCACAAACTGTAATACTTGCAGGTGATTTTACAAATGCTAAAAATCCTATTTTCTCAAATAAACAAAAATTATCTCAAAATCAAAGTACAGCATATATAAATACAAATGAGGTAGGATATATCGGTGCAACTGGTACTAAATTAGGTACAATAAATATGACTACTCAAGAGGCAGGATATAAAATAGATGGTTGTATAGCATTAAGATATAATAAACAAATTTTAAGAGTAGACGCTGATACTATGGCATTTACAGAAGATACTGTAAAAAATAAAAATGTAGTATTATCATCAGCATTTACACAAGGAAGTTATCCAGCATTATTAGGAAATGTTGGTACAGCTGGAATATATTGGAAAGTGGTATTAGTATATAATAGAGTCTTATCAGATACTGAAATACAAACAGCTATGATGGCTATAAAAACTTTTTTAAATGCATAATTTAAAAATAGTATACATTGATAAAAACTATCTACTTTATATGTAGGTAGTTTTTATTTACAATTTTACGCTTACTTTAAATATAATATAAGTAACAAGGAGGTATTCGAATATGACAGTAAATTCTATATTATATCTAGCAAGTCTCCTAACTGCACTTACTGTAGTTGTTACGACTTTTATAAAAATATTCAAAGTAATGAAAGCAGTAGCTGATAAAATTCATGAATTTCAAGAAATTATGGAAGAAAATACAATGTATACTTTAAAACTTGTTATTTTGAATGAAGATTTATCATTGGAGGAGCGAATCCACGCAGGGGATAGATATATCGAATTGCATGGGAACGGTTATGTACATTCAATATATGACCAGTTAAAAAAGGAGGTTGAACAACAACATGAGCATGATACAAGAATTAATTAATCAAGTAGCAGGAAATATTATTCAAACATTTTTAGCAATTCTAGTAGCCTATCTAGGTATAGCTGGAAAAAGATTATATCAAAAATACATAAACACAGAAATGAAAAAAATTATAGTGAAAGATTGTGTAAAAGCAGTAGAACAAATTTATACAGATATTCATGGAGATGATAAAAAAGCCCAATGTGAAAATCATATAGTTCAATTATTGTATGAAAATGGTATAACTATCACACAAAATGAACTTGATATAATGATTGAAGCAGCTGTGCAAGAACTAAATAAAACTTTAAAAGGAGATAAAACAATAGGATTTAAAAAATAGGAGTTGATAAAATGGGAAGTAATTTAATTCAAAATCATAAATTAGTGAATGGTTGTAAAATAGGACACGCCACAGTTGTATCTAATAGAATAGAAAAACCAGGTCACGCTGTTCCAGGTTATACTATGAATCCCACAAGTATAACAATACACAATGTAGGTGATGATGATGTACCAGGTGCAAATTGGTATAATGCTTTAAGAAGCGCAAATTTAGATGGTTGGCGTACTGCTTCCTGGCATATTACAGTCGACTATGACAAAATATATCAATCTGTAGCATTTAATAGAGTTGCATGGCACGCTGGAGATGGTAAAAATGGAAAAGGTAACAGACATTCTATAGGCATAGAACATTGCCAATATAGCAAAGATAAATCTAAACAAAGAAAAGTATGGGAAAATAGTGCATCTTTATGTGTTGAACTCATGAAAGAATATCCAGTAATAGATTTAGCTCATATAGTACAGCATTATTTTTGGACAAAGAAAGATTGCCCATATTTACTAAGACATAAGCGTTTTGGTTATGACTGGACTTGGTATAAGAATTTAATTAAGTCTACTAAGTCTAGTACAACTGTACCAAACGATAAACCTGTTACAAATGAATTCAAACCATATCTAGTAAAAATAATCGTAGATGAATTGAATGTTAGAACAGGCCCTGGTGTAAATAATGACAAAGTCGGAGAACTTAAAAAAGATGATGCCTATACAATAATTGAAGAAAATGACGGATGGGGTAAACTGAAATCTGGAGCTGGTTGGATTAATGTATCATCTAAGTATGTTAAAAAATTGTAGTACCGTAAATAGCCTTATTATTAAGGCTATTTTTTTATTGAAAAAAAATAAATAAATTTAATCAAAACACTTGACTTATTACATACTTTTCTATATAATATAAGTATAAATTAAATAAGAAAAGGAGATATGAAAAATGATGAAATTTAAAGAAAACAAAACAAACGCAGTATGGGAAATAATAAGAGAAAGCGTACAAGAAGTAATAGACCAAACAGGTGAACAACCTACATTATATGCAGAAACAATAGCAGACGAATTAGCATACAGAGAAAATACAACATATGACGATTTCTTTTTAGTATTAGTAGAAAAAGCATTAGATGAATTACAAACAATGGGACTTATAGAAGTAAACGATACTAATAAAGTAACTGATAAAGTAACAGTTCTATTATAAAGATGAGTTAGGAGGTTCTCAACAAAAACCTCAATATAAAATAAAAAGGGGATAGAAAAATGCAATCAATGATATATGATAGTCGATTGAAAAGAGAATATTATAACTTGAGAGAAGACAATAATACTGTAGATTTTTATAGTTATACTTGGATTGATGAATTTGAAGCATATGCTCCAAGTGAAAATTATACCTTCAAATTAAAAAATGAAGGCTATAAAGATTGGAATGAATTTGCTGAACATATTAGCAAATTTGGATTTTTAACATTAGAAGAAATAAAAATAAAAGGTACTTGTAGATAAAAATGAGGATATAAAAATATACAAGGAGGCGAAAAAATGATAAAACTAAAATTTGATTTTTCACAAAAATTAAAGTATAAACAGTCCCTCTACATCAAAGGGGACTATAATCCAACTATATTGGATACAATACATTCTTTTCAAACTAGATATTATCATAGAAATAGTAAATTATGGGAATGCAAAATAGATTATTTCCCAATAATTCTGGATAAACTAAAATTTGAGGATGTTCAAATTTGCGGTGAAATACCTAAGAAGTTTGAAAAGTATTTAAAATTACTCAATGTGTACGATACACAAGATGCGTCATATAACAGTAAAACAAAACCATTTGACCATCAAATGGATTCTTTTAAATATGCGTTAACTCATAACAAATTTTTATTAGGTGATGAGCAAGGTCTTGGAAAAACGAAGCAGGCACTTGATATAGCAGTAAGTAGAAAATCGAAAATGCGACATTGTCTTATAGTGTGTGGTGTTAATAACTTGAAGTGGAACTGGTATAAAGAAGTAGAAATACATACTAATGAAAAAGCACATATATTAGGCAGTAGAGTCAATAGGAAAGGAAAGACTGTTATTGGTAACAGTTCTGAGCGCCTCACAGACCTTAAACAAGTACATGATGAATATTTTATAATAACTAATATCGAAACATTGCGAGACAAGGGTATACAGGCTCAGATAAAGAAAATGTGTAGTGAGGGCATAATAGGAATGACTATAATAGATGAAATTCATAAATGCAAAAATAGTCAATCGAAACAAGGTAAAGCGATACATTGTTGTTGCTCTTATTATCGACTAGCACTAACAGGTACTCCACTTATGAACAACCCAATTGACTTATATAATGTACTAAAATGGTTGGAGGTAGAAAATCACTCATTGTCATATTTCAAAAATTTATATTGCGAAATGGGTGGATTTGGTGGCTATGAAATTATAGGATATAAAAACTTAGAACAATTAGAAAGTATGCTCAGTAAAAATATGTTAAGACGACGTAAAGAAGATGTACTTAACTTACCACCGAAAATTTATACTGATGAACTACTGGATATGGATAATTCACAAGATAAGTTATATAGAGATGTTACAAATCAGATTATTGAAGATATTGATAGAATTATGTTATTACCTAATCCACTAACTGAATTAATTCGATTAAGACAAGTTACTTCTAATCCGAACATTTTATCTAGTAAGAATATTACTAATGTGAAGTATGATAGAGTATTTGATATTTTAGAATCTACAACAGATAAGGTAATAATATTCAGCAATTGGACTCAAGTTATAAATCCCCTGTATATTAAATTGGGCAGCTTAGGTTATAATCCAGCAATTGTTACTGGAGAAACAAAAGGGCCTATAGAAGAGATGAATAAATTTCAAAATGATAAATCGTGTAGGGTCATATTAGGTACAACTCCAGCATTAGGTACTGGGTATACACTAACTGCTGCAAATACAGTAATATTTGTCGACGAGCCCTGGAATAAGGCCATAAAAGACCAGGCTGAGGATAGATGCCATAGAATAGGTACTAAAGGTACTGTTAACATCATAACATTAATCTGTAAAGATACGATAGATGAAAAGATTCATCAAATAATAAAAGATAAAGGTGAATTATCTGACCGTATTGTTGATGGCATTGCAGTTAAACCTTCAGATATAAAATTCTTAATAGGAGTGTGATAAAATGAAAATAATTGATGGAAAAAAATATTATACAGCTTTTGAAACTGCTGAATTATGTCATGTTACTAGAAATACCTTAATTAGATGGTATGAGTACGAAGAAACAACTGGAAGAGTATTATTACCACCATTTATTAGAGTTGGAGGCAATCATGCAAGATATTGGAGCGAAGATGACATAGAGAAAATCTTAACTTTTAAAACAAATAAAGTAAAAGGAGAAATGAAAGTAATATCAGATAAATATAGTGGAAAGTGTAAAAAATAACCTCTGTACGCCTCGTAGCGAGGTTGTATAAGGTTACTTGATAATTTATAAATTAAAAGGAGGAATACTATGAAAATAGGTGCTATACAAAACGAATTTGCATTTGTAAAATTATTACAAAAATGTAAGGAAATGAAGGACAAAGAAAAAGAGGTAAAAGCAGAAACTAAAAAATTAACTGACCAAGTGAAAACTGAGTTTAAAAGTAGGGATATAAACGAATATAATGTTCCAGGTGTATGTTGTGTAAAATGTACAGAAGTTGAAAAAACCGCTATGAACGAAGAAAAACTAATAGATATATTATTAACTATAATTAATGCTCAAAAGGACACAGAAGTCGCTGACAGCCTTATACACTGTATTGAATATAAGCCAATTATTAACGAGAAAAAAGTACAACAACTAATATATCAAGGGCTTCTAAATATTGAAGATATAGCTCCTGCTATGGAAACTTCAGTTCAAACAAGATTAACATTCAGTAAACCTAAAAAGGAGGATTAATATGTTTAGGGAATTACAATCCAAGAAAAATAGTAAGCAAATTATACCGAATGAGAGAGAATACCAAATTGTTGAGCATAAATTACAACATGCTCAAGAACCTAATATGAATGAAATTAGAAAATGGTTTATTTATAAATGTGAGAAAGTTTATCAAGATAAGATGTTAGGAACTCAAGTTGTATATTGTAACAAGACACTAAATAAAATAAAAGATAAATATCAATTTAATAATCTAGCATTAGCTGCTAAACTTGATGTTTGGATTCTAAAATATAAACAACTTAATTACGAAGGTATGTTTGATTTTTCTAAACTAAATACTGACTGGTTATTGCATAATCTTGATGCTAATATTGCCAATTATAAGAGTAAACAAACTTCATATCAAAATAATAATGTAAACCAAATAAATACGGCTAATCGCAGAATTTAATTTACTAAAATTGCTCAACCCTTGTAATATCAACGGGTTGAGTATATTATTACTAAAAGGTTACAATATTGTAACTATTTTGAGGTTAACATTAACACTTCAAAAAAATATATAATATATAAAGTTAAACAAGATAAACAAGTTAAATAAAAATTAAAAAAAAATAAATGTTGGGGAGAGTTATTGTGCTAACGCACCTCAACTAATATTTATAATTTTAGTAATTTATGGTTAACACTAAATTATAATATCAGTATATAATATATAGTAATTAAAGTTATTATTTAGTTACCCAATACAATTTAACTATTTCATTGTAACATCTCCCTTCCATTAAGTACCTAATTATTATTAGGTACTTTTTAATTTTTAGTTAACATTTTTATAGTATTATAGTATATAATATATGTAAATACTTTATATCTATAAAGTAAGTCCCCCTTTTGAATTTATTTTATTTGGTTTGGATACTGAGTTTGAAACTTCCCCTTCAACTCAGTATTTTTTTATTTAAATTACTGATAATAGTTAACATTTTAGTTAAATTATTATATATAATATACATAACAAATAAATAATTTAAATCCACATTTAATCTCCCCTTTATTAACCCACTTGATAAATATCAGGTGGGATTTTATTTTGTGTAAATTGAGGTTAACAAAAATTACCAACATTAATATATAATATTTAAATTAATAATAAAGGGAGGAATAAAAATGAAACAATTACAACTATTCACTAATGAAGAATTTGGAGAAATGAGAGGAATAGAAATTGAAGGTAAACCATATGTAGTTGCTAATGATGTATTAAAATCATTGGGATATGCTGAAGGTAGTTGGAGAACTGTATTAAGTAGAAAATGTAAAGGCGTTACAAAATGTAACGGGTTAAAAGTTAATGGAACTGAAATTAATTTAATACCTGAAGGAGATGTTTATAGACTTATATTTAGTAGTAAATTACCATCAGCACAAAAATTTGAAGAATGGGTTATGGATGAAGTATTACCAGAAATAAGAAAAACTGGAGGTTATATAGATGAGGGAGCAACTACACAACAATTAGAACAACTCCAACATAAAATAACCAAATTATTAAATTATAAAATAAAAGGTGATACTATAAATGATGTATGCAGTGCTACTGGTTTAAGACGTAAAGATATAAAACAATATTTATTTGATAATGATTGGGTAGTAGAATATAACGGAGCAATAACAAATTATGATTATAGATATATCTTTATAGTAAGACATAAAGATATACATTTTACTTCAAGGGGATTAGATAAAATATTAAAAGATTTACAACCTCTAAAACCTGTAAGACCATTAATTAATAAAGAACTTTATAGAAAGTAATATACATTTATAGTTAACATTAATATATATTAATTGTATATAATACATACAATTCATTAATAGTATTTTCTAAATTATTTTCAACCCTTTAGTGTCTGGTAAACACTTTAGGGTTATTTTTTTTATTAACAAATTATGCTATTTTTTATATATAAATTATAAAGGGAGGTTTTACAATGTATGATGTAAAAGAATTTAAGTTTAAACAAGATGGCTGCTGGTTTAAAAGCAGCTGCAATAATTATAAAAAAGATATTTGTAACTGTGGATGTCCATTATATTGTCAATATTATTATCTAGTAAATTTGGCAAATATTCCAGAACAACTACAATATCCAGAAAATCAAAAGTTAAGTGCTGGGGTGGATATTGATAAATATAAATATCTTGCTAATATAAAAGAAAATATAATAGATTTTGTATCACAGGGCCATAATTTATTTCTTTATAGTAAATATTATGGTAATGGCAAAACTACGTGGAGTATAAAATTAATGAGTGCGTATTTTAGTAGAATTTGGAATGGCAATGGTACAAAATGTAGAGGCTTATTTATAAATGTAGATGATTTCTTAATGCAGAAAAAATCATCTATATCTCAAAAGAATGTTAGATTACTTCAAATAGAAGAATTAATATCACAAGTAGATATTGTAATATGGGACGATATAGGTTGCACTAAGTTGAGTGATTATGACCATTCAATATTATTTCCACTTATAAATAGTAGAATAAGTTCTAATAAGTGTAATATATTTACATCAAATGTCATAGATGATGAGTTTGTTGGTAATGTAGGTGGTAGACTCGCAAGTAGGATATTAGAAACTTCAACAATAGTTGAATTCAATAATCCGCCTCAACGTACACCAAAGGGGGTTAGAATATGATTGAATTACAATGTATTAATAATATATTAGCCGAAAATAACATAGAAACATATTTAGAGGAAGGTATTAATGAGGACTTTTTTCCAAATTATATAAAAGAATGGAATTATATTTTAGACCATTATAAGAAATATGATAAAGTTCCTGACCAAGCTACTTTTTTAGCAGCGTTTACTGACTTTGATTTAATTGAGGTATTAGAACCTCCCAAATACTTATTAGAGAATTTAAGGGAGGACTATGTATTTAGACAATCGGCAAAACTATTCAATGAATCTGTTGAGCTACTAAAACAAAATGCGTTTGAAGGACTTAGAAATATTCTAGCAAAGGGCGAAAAATTGCTTGTTAGTAACTCCATAACACAGGGGACAGATATAAATAATATAGTTAATAAAAAATTGGACGATATCGCCTCTAAGAAGCGTATAGACGGTATTTTAGGTATATCAACTGGATTAAAAGAATTAGACGATATACTTGGTGGGTGGCTACCAGGCGAGGAACTTGTAACAATAGTTGGTCGTGTGAATCAAGGTAAATCTTGGCTATTACAAAAGTTTTTAACAGCAGCGCATACTCAACAAAAAAGAGTGTTATTATATTCTGGTGAGATGAGTGCAATGCAAGTAGGGTATAGACACGATACATTAGCTATGAATTACTCAAATCGACAACTAACTAGAGGTACTATTTCAGATTTAGAATTTGAAAATTATGAAAATGCACTAAAGAAAAGAGCCGAAGAATTAGAACCTTTTATTGTAGTGACACCAAAAGATTTGGGCGGAAAATATATGACAGTAAGTATGTTAAAAGCCTTATGTAAAAAATATAAACCCGATATAGTAGGTATAGACCAATTATCTCTGATGGATGATGATAGAAGGGGCGAGAATAGGAGATTACAACTTAGTAATATTACAATGGACCTATTTAGAATTTCAGAAGAACTAGGAATTCCTGTATTAGCAGATGCACAAGCAAACCGTAATAAAACTAATACAGAAGAACCTGAAAATCCAGAGTTAGCAGATATTGGTGAGGCTGACGCAATAGGACAAAATAGCAGCAGGGTAATTTCCTTAGTTCAAACAAAATTAGGACTGTCATTATTAGTGACAAAGAATCGTTACGGAGAAAATAATAAAAAATTTATATATAGTTGGGATATAGATTTAGGTACTTTTAGATTTGTTTCTGAAGAAGGGCCTCAGAAGGATACCGAGTTATCATTTAAGAATGATAAAAACAATATTCCGAAGGGTATGGCAAATCCTATAGATGTTTTCTAAAAATTAGTTAACATAAATTTTATAAAATTATATATAATATAAGTAAGGAAAGTAATTCCCATTACACACTTTTCTCCTTATAATATATTTATGAATAATAACCGTGAAAAGACTCTAACTTAAAATGTTAGAGTCTTTTTCTGTTAACAAAATTTATAAAATTTGTATATAATACATAATCGTGGAAGGAGGAATATAGATGTTCAAAGTAAATGGATTATCTGTCGATGTAGATGGAATTACATTATTAACAGATTTACAACAAGATTTGAATTTAAATGGAATTCAATTATTACATTCAATAAAACCTGTGAATGATAATATAATGATTTCTTGTCCATCTCATAAGTCAGGGCAAGAACGAAAACCAAGCTGCGGTATGTCTTTAGTAGACACCTATTCAAATGGTAAATTAACACCAGCGGGAACTGTTCATTGTTTTACTTGCGGATATACAGCTGATTTAGCAAGTTTTATTTCATTTTGTTTTGGGTACAATGATAGTGGACTATATGGTAATAATTGGATAAAATCAAAATATCGAACTACTCTAATTGAATCAACTAGAACATTAGATATCAATATAACTAGAGATGCCGCTCCTATCGCCTATCAGACAATACCTAACTCAGTATTGGATAATTACTCCTACTATTGTAAATACCTGGCTGACAGAGGCATAGGCAGGGAAATTTGCATTAAATTCAATATTGGATGCAGTCCCACAGAAATGATAATAACTTTGCCCGTTAAGGATTTAAGCGGCGAAGTAAAATTTATACAAACGAGAAATATAAATAGTAAATTTTATATGATACCACCTGGAATAAAGAAAACAGATTTTTTATTCGGTGGATATGAATGTATTATCGAAAATTGTAAAATAGTATGGATAGTAGAATCTATATTTAATGCATTAACACTTTGGCAATTAGGAATACCAGCAGTAGCATTATTAGGTACAGGTGGGGGTAAACAATATGAATTGCTAAAGAGATTACCAGCTCGAGAGTATGTGATAGCATTAGATAATGATGATGCAGGTAGAAAGGGAACTGATAAGATTATTCAAAAATTGCATAACACAAAATTGCTTAAAGTTCTACAATATAGATATGACGATACACGAGATATTAATGATTTAGGTGCAGATGTGCTAAATCTTGATATAAAAAATATTATATAAATTTATTAAACTTACTTGACTTATTACATACTAAAGTATATAATATAAGTATCAAATAAAATAAAACAAATAAAAATAATGGGGGTTATATTATGAAACATGAAATGTTATTAAATATAATGGATAATTTTACAGGTGAAAAATCTACAGAAGAGCTAATTAATGAATATCATAGAGGTAACAAAGACGTTATAATAGCATTTGTATATGAAACAGGATATCCACAATTCAGTTCAATATCAAATAAATTCTTAGGCTTAGATGAAGCTACTAAAGAATCAGTTATATTAGAACAAATATGGAAAGGCTTAGAAAATTATCAAATAGGAAGTAAAGCTAAATTAACAAGTCTAATATGCACATATATCTATAATGAATTAAGACATCTAACTCAAGCGGAAAAAATGCAAAAGAGAGTATTGAATCAATGTACTCATACACAATTATTTTCAGATTATTTTGTTGGAGATGACGATGAAGGAAGTGAAGACAAACATAGTTGCATGGGTCAAACAGATTCAAAAGATTTTGACGAAGTGGAATTAAAATATTATATAGAATCAATAGATATGAATAATAACCAAAGAAAATTCTGTAATGCTTTGATAAATGGTTGTAAACCAACAAAATCTGCTGTAGCCGCTCAAATAGGTATTTCAAGAGCTGGAGCTAACGTGATAGTTAAGGCATTGCAAGAAAAATTAATAGATTTAAAAGCTATATAAGGAGGAATGTTGTATATGGAACTAAAAGATTGGAAATTAAGTCAGTTAGGAGAAGATATTTGGAAGAAAAAATATCAAAATGGCGATGAAACTTTTGCCCAATGGCTTGATAGAGTATCAAATGGAGATACTGAAGTTAAAGATTTAATAATAAATAAAAGATTTATATTTGGTGGCAGAATATTAGCATCGAGAGGGGTAACAGATAGAAAAGTAACATATAGTAATTGTTATGTATTACCTCAAGTTGGCGACAGTATTGAGGAGATATATGATACAAATAAATATTTAGCTAGAACCTTTAGTTATGGTGGAGGTTGTGGTATTGATATATCACAACTTCGACCAAAAGGTAGCCCTGTTAATAACGCAGCAATGACCACAACTGGAGCAGTTAGCTTTATGGATACTTTCAATAACACATCTCAAACGATAGGGCAAAAGGGACGTCGTGGGGCATTAATGATATCCATGAGTGTTAATCACCCAGAGATAAAAGATTTCATTAACGCAAAAACTCAAAATAAAAAATTAGAACAATGTAATATATCAGTAAGAACCGATGACCTATTTATGACAAGAGTAATAGCTGGAGATGGAAATGCTAATGATTTAATGTATAAATTAGCTGAAAATAACTGGGACTGGGGAGAACCTGGAATGTTATTTTGGGATAATATTAATAAAGAAACATTACTATCTGAATATATTAAGAATGGTGAATTTGAGTTTGCAGGGGTGAATCCTTGTGCTAAATAATTTGGCTCAAGTAAAAAATTAGGATGTATCGGTGAAGCCTAAGTTCTAAATGGATAAGGTAATACCGAGAGCGATAATATCTAATATCGTTTGTAGAGCATAGAGGGTGAACGTTAAAATGAAAGTAATAATCCCTCCACGAGTTCCTAACACCGTTTGAACCACTACCCTGTGGGAGGTGAAAATATATGCCGACCTAGAGCGGAATTGACCGTTAGTAGTTAGAGATGGTAATATCTAACGATGGGAGAAATCCCTAGAACTAGAGGATAAAAAGCCTTTAGGATAACAAAGTGGAAGAACCATTACCAGCTGGAGGTAGTTGCTTGTTAGGGTCATTAAACTTATCTGAATTTGTAAAAGACCCATTTGGGGAAAGACCCGTATTTAATACACCAGCGTTTATAAGGGCTGTAAAAATTGCAGTAAGAGCATTGAATCAAGTATTAGATGAAGGCCTACCATTACATCCATTACAAATACAAAGAGATTCAGTTGCAAAATGGAGACAAATTGGACTTGGTATTATGGGATTTGGTGATATGCTTATTAAAATGAGAATTCCATATGGTAGTGATAGATGCTCAAAATTAATAGCGACAATAGGTAAAGCATTATGTAATGCAGGACTTCAAGAGTCTGCTTTACTTGCAAAGGAATTAGGTACATTTGAATCATATAATGAAGACTTTATACTTAATTCATTTTATATGCAAAGTAAAATAAAAGATGGCGTAATTTCAGATGAAACTATTAATTTAATAAAAACTTATGGTTTAAGAAATAGTCAATTATTTACAATAGCTCCAACAGGCAGTATTGGTACAATGTTTGGAATATCAACTGGAGTTGAGCCTGTATACGATGTTAACGGATTCGCAAGAACTACTAAGTCTCTAAATGCCGAAGATAAAGTATATATGGAATACCCAGATATTGTTCACCAAGCAATAGAAGCTGATGACATAGATATGTTAAATAATAAACCAGCTTATCTGATAGGAGCAAAAGACCTTGACTTTATGAGTAGGGTAAAAACTCAAGCAGATTGGCAACAATGGATTGATGCTAGTATATCCAGTACGCTTAATTTACCGAATGAGGCAACTGTTGAAGATGTATTTAAGGCATACGTATTAGCACATGAATTAGGTTGTAAGGGGTTAACCGTATTTAGAGATGGTTGTAAAAAAGTCGGTATATTAAACAAAATTGAACCTAAAGAAGAAAAATCTAAACCTATTCAACTAAATACAATTGATACAGCAATAAATCATTGTATTGCATTTGGCAGCAAACTACAAACAGGTTGTGGTAGTTTATGGATGACCGTATATTTCCATAAGGAAACTGGACAATTATGTCATATATTCCTAAACAAAGGAAGTAAAGGCGGTTGTAATAGTTATATGGTAGGATTATCAAGACTTATATCACTAGCTGGTAAAAAAGGTGCGACTGTTGAGGAGATAGTTGACCAACTAAATTCAGTTGTTGCTTGCCCTTCATTTATAAGTAAAAAAGCTACTCAATCAGATATAAGTAGTGGTAGAAGCTGCGCAGATGCAATAGGCAGAGAACTCCTAAAATTGCATGAGCAATTTAAATGTACCTATTTAAATCAACCTGAAATAGTTGAATTAAAAGTACAAGATAAAATTATTGCCAAGAGTAAACAATGTCCAGAATGTGGTGCAGCGTTAACTTACACTGGAGGTTGCATTAGCTGCTTTAATTGTGGCTGGACAAAATGTGATTAGAGCAGGAGGTGCTATAATGATTACACCTGATGTGATTATAATAGTCTTAATGACTTTTGTAATAAGTTGCATAATATATGCATTATATTAAATATATAGTTAACAAATTTTAGTAATAAAAATATATAATAAACATAACCCAACAGGGAGAGGGTTATAAAATATATCTCCCAAACCTAAAAACTTATAAAAACTAAAAACTAGGAGGAACACAAAATGGCAAAAATAGGAATTGGAAATGCAGGTAAATATCAAGGTTCAGGAAATGGGGGATATTTCAGTTTAAGAGATGATGGAGATAGTGCAGTGGTTAGATTTTTATACAACCAACCAGATGGCTCAGATATAGATTATTTCTTAGTACATGAAGTACAAATTGATGGTAAGAAAAGATATGTTAGTTGTAATTCAGTAGATGAAAATGGAGAATCTCATCCAGATGATTGCCCATTATGTAAAGCAGGTAATAAACCTAAAGAAAAATTATTCTTACAACTTGTAGCATCAGATAATCCAGAAGCAGTGCAAGTTTGGGAGAGAGGTTCAAGTTTTGTATCAAAGATAATAACATATCTAAATGAATTTGGAAATTTATCAGGAGTTAAAATTAAGGTAATAAGAAGAGGTAAAAAGGGCGACCAAAAGACTCAATATGAATTTATGCCAATGGGCAAAGATGATGTAAAACTTGAAGACTTGCCACAAAAGCAAGAACTTGAAGGAAGCCTAATTATCAAAGCATCAATAGATGAAATGAATCAAATGATAGCAGGAACTTATACACCTCAACATGCAGCACAACAACATCAAATGCAAGAACAACACTTTGAGCCTATGCATACAACTAGAGGAACAAGAACTACTGCTCCAAGTGATGTATTTTAATAGGAGATGATATTATGGAATTTATAAGAATAACGATGGTAAATTCAGAGGAAGTAGAATGGTCATCGACTAAATGGGACGATTACCTTTATGACGGAAAATATTTCATAATAAAAAAAGATGGCGTATGGGTAGGAATGTACAATCTAGACTATGTTATCAGTATAGTTGTTAAATAGCAATAAATATAACCACCTCAATTAAGGGGTGGTTATTTTATAAGGAGGTATAATACTATGGGACGAATAGGCGATATGTTCTGTAATGTTAGTGCAAGGAAAACTCAAGAGGCCCAAAAGAAAGCACTTGAAATGTTAAATAAAAAATCCAGTAAAAAACAAGTTGGAAAAATAGTACCTAAGAGCATTAGTGGTAAAGTGCAATTGGCGAAGGATATGTCTCAAGAAGTGTTTGCAGATAAATTAGATAGACTGGAATTATTAGATGATGATAATAGGATTAAATCCTATATAGATTGCGCTATTGCAAATGGCATAATAGCAGTTGATACCGAAACAAATGGACTAGATAGAATAGATGGAAAAATAGCAGGTGTATGCTTATACACACCAGGTCAGAAGGGGATATATATTCCAATACGACATGAAAGCTATATGACTGGGATTGAATTGAAGACAAATGTAGCAGTAGATTTCATGAAAGAGCAATTTGAACGAATGAATAAGTCTAAAGTAAAATATATACTTCATAATGCTAAATTTGACATGCACATATTATGGTGGATGCTCAAAGTTAAAATAATTCCATATTGGGACACTTTAATTGGTGGTTATTTATTAAATGAAAATGAGCCGCATGGATTGAAACAATTATATAAGAAATATGTAGATAACGCAGATGAAGATAGTAAAGTTGCATCTTTTAACTCATTATTTAAAGGTATAGAATTTAACAAAGTACCTCCAGATGTCGCTTATATGTATGCATCATTTGACCCAATAATGACGTATGAATTATATCAATTCCAGTATGAATTTTTAGACATCAATGGAAAATATTGTAAAGAAAAAGGCTTAGAGAGAGTTGCAGAAGTATTTCGTAATATAGAGATGCCACTAATTCAGGTGGTATTTGAAATGGAATGTACTGGGGTACAAATAGATACAGATTTAGCTAATCGTTTAAAAGAACAATATACAAAACATATGGATGCAGCAGAGACTAAATTTAACTTGGAGATAGATAAATTAAATGATAAATTTGATAAATTAATGGTAAAAAATCCAGGTGCTTATAATAAACTATTTAAAGACGGGATAAGAAAGGTTAATATAAGTTCACCAACTCAACTAGCTATATTATTTTATGATGTGCTAGAGTTTGAAAGTCCAGATAGGAAATCACCGAGAGGAACAGGTGAAGCTATATTAAAATCTTTTAAGCATCCTTTAGTCGATAGCATATTGGAATATAGAAGTATGAGCAAATTATTGAGTACTTATATAGAAGCCATACCAAGTCATATTGCCAAAAGAGATAACCGACTTCATGCTAATTTTAATCAATATGGAGCAAAAACAGGTAGATTTAGTAGTAGTGACCCAAATTTACAAAATATACCATCTCAAAAAACTACATTAAGTGATGGAACTGTAATAGACGCAGGACATGATATAAGACAGATGTTTATAGCGGGTGATGGCATGGTAATAGTAGGGGGCGACTTCAGTTAACCTAAAAGACTGGCTGAAGTAAAACTCGGTTAATTCGATGAAACCTAAACCATAAATGGCATGGCAATATCGAGCTAGGTACATATCTATTAATGGAGGTGAATATATGAAACCCTTAATAATAGATAATATAGAAAATCCATTTTATTTCATTACTAAAGATGGTGATGTATATAACAAAGAAGGTAAATTACTTACTAAGCATATTACTGATGGATATTATAGGGTTAAACTATCTAGAGGATGTAAAAGGGGGATGTATAGAGTAAATAGATTAGTAGCTATGACATTTATTCCAAATCCCAATAATTACCCTATAGTACATCATATAGATGGTGATAGATTAAATAATAAAGTAAGTAATTTAGAATGGGTAGACAACTCTAAGAATCAAATAGAACGATTTAAAATATACCCAGGAACTAAATGTAAACCTGTATTCCAATTAGATTTGGAAGGAAATATAATCCAAAAATTTGAAAGTCCTATACATGCTGAAGAGAAGACAGGAATTGCTAGACAGAATATAAGCAAAGTATGTAGAGGTAAAAGAAAAACCGCAGGGGGTTATAAATGGAGATATGTACCGAGTGTAGAGACTATCGAACAGGACTTATAATATAAGTCAACTTAGTAGAGTAGGAGTCAAGCGACTTCGAAACGCCGAGCAGTTTATCGGATAATTACCGATACTGAAGAGCTAGTCCGACACTCCAGGAAACTGGAGGAGGTGTAGCGAACCTCGTAACAGAAAGCAGCAAGAGCCACGTTGTCTAGCACATATGAGTGGTGATGAACATATGATAAATGCATATTTAGAAGGAAAAGACCTCTATGGTACAATCGCCAGTAAAATATACAAAATGCCATATGAAGAATGTTTGGAATTTAGACCCGATGGTTCTGTTAATCCTGAAGGTAAGGCAAGACGTACAAGCGTTAAGCCCGTATTATTGGGGATTATGTATGGTAGAGGTGTACCAAGTATAGCAGAGCAGCTAAAAATATCAACTCAAGAGGCCCAAAAAATAATTGATGATTTTTATACTGAATTTTCAAAGGTAAAAGAATTTGTAGACTTTGCTCAATCATTTGCAAGAGATTATGGATTTGTTGAAACTGCTTGGGGTAGAAAAAGAAGATTATCAGATATGCAATTACCTCCAATAGAAATAAAACCGTGTATAAAATCATATAGTGATAATTTTGACCCATTCGCATTTGGTAATACTGACTTACCTCAAGATGATTATGTACCTAATGAGATATATAAGAAGTACTGGACATTATTAAATAAAGCTAGAGGTAAACAACAGCAACAAAATGTAAAAGAATTAGCAGCACAGGAAGGTTATACAATAAAAGATAATAGAGGCTTTATTAAAGATGCTGAAAGACAATGTGTAAATAGTATAATCCAGGGAAGTGCTGCTGATATGACTAAAATTACAATGATAAGAATATTTAATGATACAGAACTTAATAGACTTGGGTATAAATTAATAATCCCAGTTCACGATGAGGTGTTGGGAATATGCCCAAGAGAAAATGCAAAAGCAGTACGAGATAGATTAGAGTATATAATGGTGCATGTAGTAGATGACAAATTCGAAATACCAATGAAATGTGATATAGAAGTTACAGAAAGATGGTACGGAGAAGGAATAGAATTATAATTTTACAGGCTCGGTTAACAAAACCGAGTCTTTATTATATATAACATACATATTTAGAAAAAGGAGGTTCTTCATAATGAAGATAAACACAAATAAATTAAAAAACATGCTGGGACATGTGACTAAAATAAAACCAAATCCATTATTAGAAATATCTAATTATATTCAATTAATATGTGATAGTGACGGACTAAAAATTAATGCAACAGATGGGGATAATCACATAACAGTATTCCAAGATAATGAAGTAAATGATGAACCAGTTGAGTTCATAATAAAGACAGACCAATTTGTAAGACTGATAAATAAAACAACAACAGAAAATGTTACTCTTACAGATAAAGGAACTTATCTAGAAGTAAAAGGTAATGGAACATATAAAGTTGAGCTAGTACAAGATGAAGTATATCCTGACCATAAAATCGAAACTAATGGAGCATTAGAAATAAAAGATTGTGTTACTTACAACTTGAAGCATGGTTTTAACGTAGGAAAAAACGTTAAATCTCAAACAGCTGCTGATGGTTGTTTATTTGGATATCTAATTAGAAGTAACCATATAATAACAGCAGACGCAATAAAAGTAAATGCATCAGATTTTGAATGTGACGGGTTAGAAGTATTAATTCCACCTTCTCTAGCAAATTTAGCATCTACATTAAATGATGAAAAAGTTGATATATTTGTAGATACAGATAATAATTCAATAATGTTCGAATGTAAAAATATAGTAATAAGCGGAACATTAATGGAAGGTGTTGAAGAATATCCAGGTATATTACCAATGATAGAAGAATCACAACCAAGTTTATGCACAGTTGATACACAAGAATTCTTAAAGGCATTGAATAGAATAGGATTATTTATTGATGTATATGATATGAATACTTTGCAAATAGCATTTGTAGGTGATTTAATAACTCTACAAACATCAGGCGGTTCAGTGGAAAGCATAACAACAAAAGACAGCCCTAGACATGAAGATATAGTATATGAAGTAAATATCAAGTTCTTATATGATTTAATCAGCTCAGTAGATTCTCCTACTATAGATATTGAATATGGAAATCCAGATTTAATAAAAATAGTATCAGACAAAGATAAAATGTTATTATCCACAATGGATAATGAATAGGGGGTATTGAAATGGCAAAATTAGGGGCACTTGCTAAAATGGTAAAGCAAGCTCAAGAGAATAAAGTTGCAGAACAATTTATTGAAGACCTAATTTATACCATAGAAGAGGAAGATAGGGGTTCAGTCAGAACTCCTACTCAATCATTTAAACCTTCAGGTATAAGTAGCTGTATTAGAAGTTTATATTATCAATTAACAGGGGTATCCCCAGACGATTCCGATTCTGGAGTTAATTTGATTGGTATATGTGAAAGTGGTACAGATAGACATGAACGTATTCAAGATTATATAGCAAAAATGAATAAATACAATATAGATTGTCAATGGCTGGATGTTGGTAAATATCTTAAAGAACATAAAGTAACAGACCCAGAGATAATAAGTAAAGTTGGAAATGAAACAAAATTATATTCTCATAAATATAATATGCGTTTTATGTGTGATGGTTTAATAAAATATAATGGCGAGTATTATATAGTTGAAATAAAAACAGAGTCAACTCATAAATTCAATCGTCATACAGATGCTTGGCCCGACCACAAGCTGCAAGCAACTTGTTATTCAATGACAATAGGTGTACCAAAAGTATTATTCATTTATGAGGATAGAGATAACTGCACTAAAAAGGGTTATTTAGTTGAAGTAAATGAGCTAATGAAAAATAGAATAGAAAGTATAATTGATTGTGTTAATACTTTCATAGATAATAAAGAAGTACCACCACGAGAATTAAATAAATGCAAATATTGTAAGTATCAAAATCAATGTATGAAAGATGGTGAATAATATGAACGACGGAAAAAGATGGGAGCAAAATTTTAAAGACAGTCTTGGACTAAGTTGTATTAGATTATATGATACAACTAATGGTTTTTCAGGAGTTAGAAATCCATGTGATTTTATATATTATCGTTACCCCTATCAATATTTATTTGAACTAAAAAGTACCCAATATGACCATATTTATTTAAACAAAGAAACAACTAAAAGACAAATAGACGCATTAGTTGAACTTGGAAAAATAGATGGTATACTAGGTGGGTTATGTGTTGAATTTAGAGAACAACAAAAAGCATATTTTATACCAGCAGTAGTATGTAGAGAGTTCTTAGAAATACGATGTAAAAAATCAATTTCAATTAGGGATTGTGAGGAACATGAATTAATAAGAGAAATACCAGTGACATATAAAATAACAAATTGCACTATTAACAAAGTTGAATTTGACTCTGTTATGTCAAGTCTTATGTATCATATGAGATGGGGTGGAAAAGAATGCGCCTACCGTTAATACAAAAGTTAAATACAGATACACTAGATGTAATTGACACAGTTAATAATATCACATCTAGCTATACGTCAGAGCTTGACAAGTGTATCAATGAAATACAAGTATTATTAAGTAATGAGGAGGATATTTCTCCTCAACAACTTAATTACTATATAACTATATTGCCGATATTATTATATGATATAACTGGTAAAATAACAGAATTAGGAATAAAATCTGATGCGGCTAAAATGCAAAGACGTACGGTATTCAATGAGGCATATTTAGAGCAGACTCAAGGAACAGTCTCTAAAAAAACATCCGTAGCACAAAATCAATCAATGAATGAACAATTCGTGGAAGATGTAATGTTAAGAGCTTATAAAGAATGTGCAAGTAAAATAGAGATAGCAACTATGCTACATTCGAGCTTGAAAAAAGTTCAAAGTTGGAAGACATCTGAATTAGAAATAACAAGAAATAATATATTAAAATAATTGAAGGGGGTGTGAATAGATGATTAAAAATGACAAATATGAGTTATATAATGGGGATTGCTTGAAGGTTATGGATAAATTAATCGAGACTGGAGTCAAAGTAGATGCAGTAATAACAGACCCTCCATATGGGATAAATTTTCAAAGTGGCCAAAGAACCGAGAAGTATAAAAAAATTGCCAATGATGACGATTTATCGTATCTTGATGAATTTTTTCAGAAATGCGATAAGCTACTAAAAGATAACACTCATATATATTGCTTCTGTAGTTGGCATCATATAGATAAATTTAAAATTGCATTTGAAAAATATTTTAAACTAAAAAATATAATAGTATGGGATAAGCATAATTCAACTATGGGGGACTTAAAGGGAGCGTATGCTCCTAAACATGAATTTATATTATTTGGGCATAAGGGGAGAAGATTAAGAAACGGTAAAAGATTTCCAGACATCATACCAGCTCACGCAACTGGAAATATATATCACCCCACACAAAAACCTGTTGATTTGTTGAAGATTTTTATAAAACAGTCAACAAATAAGGACGAATTAATTTTAGACCCATTTATGGGCAGTGGCTCAACTGGTGTAGCGTGTATGAATACTAATCGTAGATTTATCGGCATCGAATTAGATGAAGATTATTTTAATATAGCGGAAGAACGCCTAAAGAAGAGTGAGCCGAGTGGGAGACAAAAACATTTATTTTAAGGGGGCGAGTTTAGATGATTGAGAATGAGAAATACCAATTGTATAATGGGGATTGTTTGGAAGTAATGGATAAACTAATTGCAAAGGGCATAGTAGTTGATGTTATAATCACTGACCCACCATATGGAACTACTGCTTGCAAATGGGATGTGATTATACCTTTGAACGAGATGTGGACGAGATTAAATAAATTAATAAAACCTAATGGGGCTATTGTATTATTTGGGACTGAGCCATTTAGTAGTAAGCTAAGAACAAGTAATATAAAAAACTATAAATATGATTGGATTTGGGAAAAAGAACAGGGTGTTGGCTTTCAACTGGTACGCTATAGACCTTTGATGAAAAATGAAAATATATCTGTATTTTGCAATAAAACTCCAGTTTATAACCCACAAATGAGTAAATTAGCTAAATCTGAGAAAATGAATAGAAAAGCGGGAAGTAACAGCAAAAGTGAGACTTCTCCCTTGAAGTATTCAGATGAGCGTGTTAGTGAATATATGTATCGATATCCTGTAAATATATTACAATACAAAAGGGATAGAGGTTTACATCCAACTCAGAAACCAGTTGCACTACTTGAATATTTAATTAAGACTTATACTAATGAAGGAGATTTAGTTCTGGACTTTACAATGGGCAGTGGGAGTACAGGTGTTGCTTGTTTAAACACTAATAGAAAATTTATCGGCATAGAATTGGATAAAAAGTATTTCAATATAGCTGAAGAACGATTAAAGTATCCTAAATTGTATGATGCACAATTAAACACAAAAACTGACATATCTAAAAAACAGAAAAAATTATTTTAATAGTGAGTTAATTTTTTATAAGGAGGTAAAATTATGTATTCAATATTAGAAACATTAGATAGACAATTACATGGGTTAACATTATTACAATTATTAAAATTCTAGGAGGTAACACAATGGCAAATAAAAAAGTAAGAATAAGAAAAATAAGACCAAGCGCACAATTACCTGTAAAAAATAATGGTAACTGGTATGATTGCGCTACAAGTAAAGTATGGGTTGTTCGTAGTGAATCACTAGCGAATACATTTAATGCGAATGTATTTGAGTTAGCCCAAAAATGTGAAGATTTAATAATAGCTAAATATAAAAGAGGTGATGTTATAATTTGTGCTTTGGGATTTGCTTTAGAATTAGGTAAAGGATATGAGGCTCATGTAATTCCAAGAAGTAGTACATTCGCTAAAAAAGGTTTAATATTAACTAATAGTATAGGACTTATAGACTCAAATTATTGTGGAGATACAGATGAGTGGCTAGCAGTATTTTACGCAACTAGACCAGGTAGTATAAAAGTTCATGATAGATTAGTACAAATGACAATACAAAAATCTAATCCTAATGTAGATTTTGAAGAAGTTGAATCATTAGATAACCCAAATCGTGGAGGTTATGGTTCAACTGGTCAATAATAATTTTAGCCCTTGTAGCTTTACAGTTGCAAGGGTTTTTTGTATATAATACATACAACTTAAATATAAGGAGGGATATTATGAGAAACATTGATTTAAAAATGGCAGAGATTAATAAAAAATTCAAAGCCCAAATAATTAATCAAGGTACTGACATAATAGAAGTCGAAAAAATCCCATTTAGCTCACCTACGGCTAATTGGATGACTTATGGTGGTATTCCAGTAGGTAAAATAACTGAGTTTTTCGGTGGCGAAGGTGGAGGTAAAACAACTTCAGCATTAGATATATGTGCAAATGCACAAAAGAAATTTAATGAAGTATTTGACCAACATAGGGAAGAAGTGTTAGACGAAATAGAGCAACTAAAAGAAAAAGATAATAAAGAATCTAAAAAGAAAGCAGATAAATTAACAGCTGATTTAGTTGAATATGTAGAAAAAGGCCCAAAAGTAGTGGTATATATAGATGCTGAACAAACACTTGATGTAAAATGGGCGCAATTATTGGGCGTAGATACCGAAGCAATGATATTAGTAAGACCTCAAGAACAAACTGCTGAACAAGTATTACAAATAGCTTTGGATTTAATAGCTACAGGTGATGTAGGCTTATGTGTACTTGATTCAATCCCAATGTTAGTATCTCAAAATATATTAGAAGAATCCTTAGAGAAAAAATCATATGGAGGCATATCCCAAGCATTGACTGTATTTTGTAGTAAAGTTACACCTCACTTGGTACAAAATCAATGTGCATTCATAGGTATAAATCAAATTAGAGAAGATTTATCAAGTATGTATAATACAACATCAACTCCAGGCGGTAAAATGTGGAAACATGCATGTTCATTAAGATTGAGATTTAGAAAAGATACTTTGTTAGATATGAACAATGGTGAGTTAACTTCTAGAGCTGAAAATCCAGCAGGTAATAAAGTTGGGATAGAAATTGCAAAAACTAAAGTATGTAAACCTGATAGAAGAGTTGGATATTATACATTAAATTATACAGAAGGCATAGATGTATTAGCTGATACAATTACAGTAGCCCTACAATATAGAATAATACGTCAAGGCGGTAGTTGGTATTATTATTTAGATGATGATTATAATGTCGTGTTAGATGCAGTAGGAAATGAGATAAAATTTCAAGGTAAAAGTAAACTATTAGATGAACTAAGAACTAATAAAGAACTTAAAGCAACTATTATAAGTAGACTTGATAAGGTGATGTATAATGAAAACAAATAATTCTGAATTAATCCAAGAGTTAGTATTACAAATACAACAATCAGAAGGCGTTGAAAAGCGCCTTCTTCTAGATAAATTAGCTCCTGAATTGGAAGCATTCATATGGAGCGTAATTAAATCTCATGGTGCAAAGCAGCTACCTCAAGATTCCTTTCAAACAGCGTGGATAGGGGTTATGCAAGCAATAGAAACTTATGACGAAACAAAGGGAACTAAATTTCTTACTCATTGCTATTGGCAAATATTAAGTTCTTTGACAAAATTAAAAACATATGCCACACGCTATGAAACAGGTCAAGGGACATGGTCATTGTCTAGTCTTAATCAAATTATAGTAGATACCGATAATGTTCCACTTCAAGCAAAATTGGTTGCAGAAGATGATACCGCTACTGATTGCGAGTTGAAGACATTGAAAGAGAGTGCAATACAACTCATTGAACAAAATTATGTGGGAACTAAGAGAATAATATTATTAAAATACATGCAAGGTATTAGACCTGTAGATATCGCAGCAGAGTTAGGAGTTACTAGAAGTCATGTTTCAAATACAGTAAGTAAGTTCAAACAAAAATGCAGAAAAGAATTAACATAAATTAATACAATTGTATATAACCTTTATAAGGAGGTAAGCGGAATGGAAAATAAACCAACCAGACATTATAGTAGATTACAAGAGGAAAAAGTAGCTAAATATTTAGGTGGGGTATTAACACCTAACAGTGGCGCAAAACATAAAAAAGGCGATATTCTTTTAGAGGACACAATAGTTGAATGTAAAACAAAAACAAAGCTAAGTACATCTCATACAGTAAAAGAGGAATGGATGCGCACTTTACAAAAGGAATGTATCGAGATGGGAAAAATGAATTGGGCGATAATATTTGATTTTGGTACCCAAAAACTAAACGACCAATACGCAATTATACCTATAGTCAATTATAAAGAATATTTAGAACTGAAGGAGGGGCGAGATGACTAGAATGACAAATAGAGAACAATTTATAAATATCATGAGTCAAGTTAAAAGGGATGGAATAATAGACTTATTAGATTGGTTAGACACAACAGATTTTTATTCAGCTCCAGCAAGTACGAGATTTCATGGTAGTTATCCTGGGGGACTTGTAGTGCATACATTAAACGTTGCATATGAGTTAAGAGAACTAATTAAATTCTATGATATACAAGGTATACCAAAAGATAGTATTATAATAGTAGCATTAGCTCATGACTTCTGTAAAATTAATACTTATCAAGAAACAATGGTAAATGTTCCACCACAAAGAACTGAGTCTGGCAAGTGGGAGCAAAAATTAGGATATAAAAAGTCAGAGTATTGTAAGTTAGGACATGGTGCTAAATCACTAAGTATACTACAGGATTTTATAAAACTAGAAGATTATGAAAAAGAAGCTATCTATTGGCATATGGGAGCTTATGATATTAGTACATTATCAAGTATTAATAATTTGTATGATGTATTTGAAGAAAATAAATTAGCATTCCTATTACACATGGCTGATATGGTAGCAACTTATATAGTAGAAACAAAGGGGGAATATAAATAATGAATTTAGCGACAAAATATAGACCAAAAAAATTTAATGATATAGTATGTCAAGATAATGTAAAAATAGTTCTTCAAAATCAAATAGATTTGAATGAATTTAAACAAGCATATTTATTTTGTGGAAGTGCAGGAACAGGCAAAACAACATCAGCTAGAATATTCGCAAATGAAATAAATAAAGGTGAAGGTAGAATTATAGAAATAGACGGAGCAAGTAATAATGGGGTCGATAATATAAGAAATTTAATTGATAACTGTAAAATGAAATCACTTGATGGAACGTATAAAGTATTTATAATAGATGAAGTTCATATGTTAAGTATAGGAGCATTCAATGCGCTGCTAAAAATACTAGAAGAACCTCCAAAGGGGACTATATTTATACTTTGTACAACTGACCCACAAAAGATACCAGGTACGATATTATCAAGAGTGCAAAGATTTGACTTCAAGAGAATCCCGACTCAACGAATAATGAATAGATTAACCTATATAATAGAAAAAGAGAATCAAACTAGAACTGATGAAATTAAGTATACTGATGAAGCGCTGCAATATATAGCACAACTTGCTGAAGGTGGAATGAGGGATGCAATAACAAAATTAGATACAGTATTAGGATTTACTCAAGATATAACATCTAGTGCAGTTATAAAATGTTTAGGGTTAACATCAACCCAATTTATATTAGAAATAATAGATAATATAATATCCAAAGAACCAAAAAATGTATTGGGGGCAATAGATAATATATTCTTAGATGGCAAAGATTTAAAATTATTCATTAAGGACTCAATAAAAGTATTGTTAGATGTAATAAAACTTCAAATGGGTGGAAGCAGTGACAATTTACCCCAATCTTGTCAAGCTATAGTGACTGATATAATTAAGCATAGTACATCAGGGCAATTATTAAGTATATTAGATAGTTATAATGAATTATATTTCAAAATTAGATATGAACATAATCCAAAGATTTTTATTGAAAGTGAGTTGATGCAATTATGCAAATAGTTGGAATGATTAATTGTCTGGAAATGTTAAATAAAATGACTAATTTACCTCATTTGTCTATAATCTCAGCACCAAGAGGTGCTGGGAAATCTTTATTTATAAAGAGGATGGCTGCTGAGAAACAATTAAGAGTGCAATATATTGATAATAAAATAGACAATATTAGGGAGTTGATTCAAGATTCAGTTGCATTAGAAAAACCAACATTATTTGTGATATCTGAAGGCACTACAATGTCATTAGGCGCTAAAAATGCATTATTGAAGATAACTGAGGAGCCACCAAAGAATTGTTATATAGCAATGGAAATAACTGATATAAATTCAGTATTAGAGACTATTATATCCAGAGGAACTATATTTGAAATAGATAAATATTCATATCAAGATTTAAAAAAATATGCTATAGAGGTGTTAGCTATGAGTGATAATGAAGACACTTCAAATATATGCCAAATAGCAACAACTCCAGGTGATGTAAAATTATATATGGAAGTTGGCTATAAAGATTGTTATAATTTCGCTGAAATGGTATTTAATAATATCATGAAGGTTACAACGGGTAATGCGTTCAAAATAAAAAATAGAATTAACTTTACAGGAAAAGGAGATGGATTTCCTTTAGACATGTTTTTTAATATGATGTTATTTATATGTCGAAAACATATTGATGACCCAAAAGCATTATATATTATTGATTGTACGATAAAAGCATTGAATACAATAAAAGTAAATGGGTCTAATAAAGAAATGGCGTTCGATATATGGGTATTAGATTGTAGATTAAGAAGAGGTGAATATTATGCTTAAAATAACAACTGAACAACAAATATTAGAAACAGCATGTGCATATGTTCATAGTTGTAAAATGTGTTTCGACTGGCAAAGTACTGAAAAATGGGTGAGAATATTTGCCAATAAAAGATATGACACCTTGTATCAAATACAAAAATGCGATATGGAAAATGTGATGCCAAGAAAATTTAGAAAACTATTTGAGGATAGATTTACTCAAGGTATGATGAAGGAAATAGAAGCTAAACAACGAATTCATATAGCAAAAGAAAAAGCAGAGAAATCTAAGAAAAAAGTAATTCATAGAAAGGGGAAAAGATAATGGAATTAGTGGAGCTAAATAGACAATTAAGAACTAACAACATAGGTAATTTCTATATATTTACAGGAGATGAGATTGGACTTCAAAATGTATATCTAAAACAATTTGGTGAATATAAAAGAGTTGATACTGTAAGTGAGGTATTAAATAAGTTGACTACAAGGGGTTTTGGATTTAATAAAAGTACAAAAGAGGTGTATGTTGTTCGTGACGATTTAGATTTTTTAAATAACAAACATTTAGAGGAAAATATTAAACAGCTGGAAAAAGCAAAGTTAGGAACGCTAATAGTTCAAATCACAACTGCTAATAAGAAAGCAGCTTGGTATAAAACATGGAATTATTATGTAGTAGAATTTAAAAAATTAACTCCTACTCAACTTATACATCAGATACAACATTATAATCTAACAACCGATAAGAAAACATTAGAATATTTTGTTAATGCTTGTAATAATGATTATACTACAATTATAAACGAAATTGATAAGTATAACAGGTTAAAAGCTGCTGGAGTCTATAAAGAATTTACAATGGCTACATTGATAGATTTGATGCCAGTAAAATATAATTATACTGTATTTGACTTAGTAGATATGATATTAAGTAACAACTGTAAAGCAATAAATGTATTAGATTATTTATTATCACAAAATAGTAATCCGCTTGGAATATTATCTTTATTATATAAAAATGTGTCAATGGCTATATTAGTGATAGGACATAAAGGTCAACAAGGTATTACAGAAAAAACTGGACTTCCTTATTGGCAGATAAAGAAAATACTAAATAATACCAAAATAAGTCCAGGTGGACTACTTGCTGCACTTAGATTTATTCAACAGTATGACAACGGTATAAAAAGTGGGAAGTATTCGCCAGAAGTTGGGGTACAATGTTGTATTTTAAATATTCTTAATTCACATTAAATTATAACCTGCTAGTTAACATAAGCTAGCAGGTTTTATATATAACATATAACAATAATAAATAAGGAGGTAACGTAATGGAAGACTTAAATGTCATACGTAATGCATTAATCTTAATTCGAGACATATGCAAACAACATCAAGGCGACGAATGTAATTATTTATCAAAAAATGGAACAGGGACTTGTCCAATAGCAGAAGTGATGGCTCAATGTCCTATGGACATTCCCGAAGTATGGAGAATAAGGGGGGGGGAAGTAAACAATGAGAATAAATAAAGAGTATGAAATATTAGTTGACTCTATAGGTACTTATATATTAAGACAACATTATATATCAAAAGTGGGTACACCTACATTTAAGGATATAGGTTATTATAGAACATTAGAACAAGCTAGAAAAGGGATATTAAAACAAGGAATTGCAAAATCAGAATTAAAAGATGTTGATACTGTTATTGAATATATCAATAGAGCTATCGACTTAATAAGAGATATACCAGTTAAGGGGGTAAAATAATATGGGTATTGGAGAAGATAAAACATTTGCAGAATATAAGGACGTTCCGTTTAAAGTAGTATGTCAATTAATTATGGCTTATGAGGAGAGAAGTAAATATGATGAGGCAGAAGGGGCATATGATGTATGGACAGAAAAAATAATTAAATTAAAAGGTGTATTAGAATATATAGCTAAAGGAGGTGAAATATAATGGATAAAGAAGTTACAAAACTAAGAACAGTACACAGTAGCAATTTAGCAGGGGCTCTAGCATGGCTAGGGTTCCCCTACACTAAAGCTACTAAGGGAATAGGGCACACAGTTTATATATTTAAAAGAAATAGATATTTTGATAAAGCATACGATGATTTATATGCAATGAGAAATTTATATAAAGGAGAATAATATATATGTTTACGATTGATGATTTCAAAGTAAGATTAGTTAATGGTGAAGAGGTAAAAAGTTTTATTAAAAAACACGGTGAGTTTGCAACTATATGTTACAATACTCCAAAAGAAAAAGCAGAAGTAGTAGGAATGCACTGTTTAAAGAGTGGACATTTTAGTGGAAGTAGACATTTACATTTTGTATTTGAATTAGAAAATATACCAAGAAGCGCAGTTGACCAGTTAGTGCGTCACAATATAGGATTTGTTACAAACGTACAAAGTTTAAGATACTGCAATAAGGATGGCAAAGTTAGTATTTATGAGGCACCTGAATTATTTCAAAATGAGTACATGGTAAAAGCAATACAAGACCAAGAAAATATAGTAAATGCGCACTATAACTATATACAAAATTATTTAGAAGATGCAGGCATAATAGGAGAAAAGGCTAACGAGATAGCAAGAACAATATTACCAATAGGAATAAGTACAAGTTGTAACATAGCAGTAAATATAGAATGTTTGGCTCATTTAGCAAACGTAAGATTGTGCACTAGGGCTGAATTACCTATCAGAACAATAGTAAAACAAATGGTTGACCAAGTAGTTGAGGTTGAACCAAGATATAAATTCCTATTAGTACCACAATGTAAAAAATTAGGATATTGTCCTGAAGCTAATAAAGAATGTCCTATATATAAATCAAAATAATAGGGGGTTAAAAAATATGAATAAAAAGACAATGAGTGCTACAGGTGCAAATATAATAACAATAGGTGGAGTTGGAGCTATGTTAGCAATAGCAGGATTAAGTCTACCAGTTAGTGGAGTTATAATGGTATACACAGTAGCAGGATGTTACAAATTATCTAAAAAGGAGATAAATAAATAATGAGTACACCTAAATTAAATAAAAAAGATTTATATAATGCAATAATAAAAGATATGAGCAAAACATATGAAGCTAAAAATGCTGACTATGGAGATTCAGTTGGAGATACCTATAATAAATTTGGAGATGTATCATTTCTAACTAGAATTACAGACAAATATAATAGAATATTATCATTGTCTGACAGAGGAGAATGCGGAGAAGTAAAAGATGAAAGCTTAGACGATACAATATTAGACTTAGCTAATTATTGTGTTTTATGGTTAGTTGAAAGAGAAAATAAAAGATAAGTTAACATAAATTATATAAAAAAGTATATAATATATAAATAAAAAATTAAACCAGGAGGTAATATAATGATAGAATTAGAATTAACTCAAGAACAATGTGAAGCTGCTATAGAAATGGCAGAGGAAAAGGTATATAGAATACTAGAAAAAGGTATGAGAGACGTATTTGAGACAGCAGCTACTATAAAAGAAAGTCAAAGAATATCATATTTCCATAACAAAGCATTAGAACAATGTCAAATAAATGTTTTTCTTAAAACATTGAAGGTACATGAGGCAATAGGCGATATATGTACGCTTGAAAAACATCATATAGAAGAAGTTCCAGAAACAGTAAAAGATGAAATATCCGATATACATGATGCATATGCAAATTTAAATAATGAATATGTTGTATATGTATTAACTCAATTAGCATTAGATATATTAGATGACGATGAAATTGAGGAGCTTTTACAAAATTAGGTATAAAATATAAAATACTGTAAATAATAACAATATAATAATATTAAATCACTATAAAATGACTTGGGGCGGTCAATAAATGCCCCTTTTAATATATTATAAAAGGAGTGAAAAATAATGGGTGAAATAGTATTAGCAATTGTATTAGGAGTAACAATGACCTTAACAGGTTGTACAAAAGCGGGAGAATCAACCGTAAGTGATTATGAGCAAGGTGGTTATTTTCAAGAAGAACAACAGCAGGAGAAAAAAGAAGTAGATAAACCGAAAGCAACTACACCACAACCTACTAAATCAGCCTCTGAGCAACCTACAGAACGTAAACAAGATAATACTAGAATAATTAATCAACAACAAAATAATAAATCTATAAAAGGCGCTGACAGGGTTAAAAATAACTCAGGTAAAGTTAAACATAATCCTGATAATAGAAATACAGATGAACATAAACAAGATAATCAATCAACACAACAAGATACACAAGAAAATATAAAACAAGATGATGAATTAGTATGTGCGATATGCGGATATCCAATACATAATGGGTATGATAGTGTTGTAGTAGGTAATGCATTACTTCATAAATCTTGTTACCAACACGAATTAGATGATAATTCAAAACATGATATATAATAATAAATACTTCCTATTATAGGAAGTATTTTTTTATCTAAAAATTTCCAAATAAATTTATTAAAATCACTTGACTTATTACATACTAAAGTATATAATTAAAGTATAAAATAAATAAAGAAGAAAAGGGGTTAAGGAAAATGAAAAAACAAATAGTATTAGAAGGATTAAACAAAAAAGAAATAAGAGAACAAATGCATAACTTAGAAGAAAAAGGAATGTACTTTGGAAGATGTATAGCAAAAGCTGAACAAGATGGAATAATAACAATGACATTTAGAGTAGAAAATCAATTCATGAATACAGATGAATACAACAAATTAGTAGAAGTAGAACATGACCCAAGAATAAAAACAGGGGCAAGAGTAAGAGTTAAATCAACAGGAGAAGAATTTACATTAGGTAGATTATACGAATACTCAAGAAGTCATAAAGTAGTTTATTGCACATCAGACGGAAGAAAATGGACTCCAAATACAGTATATAAAAGATGTGAATATATAGGTCAATAAAATAAATATAAAAATTCCAGGGTTGGAGGTTATCCCTAAAAACCTCACTAAATAAATAAAAAGGGGATATATAAAAATGAAAAAAGAAATTAAATTAACTCAAAAACAACAACAAGTATTAGAAGGTCTAGCAGACATACTAGCTAGAAACAATTATAAAAAAGTAACTGTATCAGATATACATTGTAACATGACAGCTGTTACTAAAATAGTTGCTCCTAATTGGTTCGATAGAACTTTCAATAAACTTGAAGAATTAGGACTTGTAGAAAAAGAAGATATGGATTTTATAGTACCTGGTGGTTACAGAAAAGGTGTAGTAGAAAAAACTTATACTTATAATATTACAGAACTAGGACTTGAATATTTAGGTATAGATAATCCTAATGAACCAGTAGAAGAAGTTAAGGAAGTTAAACCATTAGAAAAATCTACAACAGTTGTAACTCCAGAACAACATAAAGAAAAAGTAATAGATGCGGCACAACCAATGACTAAAGATATGATATTACCTTATAAAGATAGTAAGAGTCATATATCTTATAAATTTGTATGTAAAGATTGCAATACTGTAATTAAATCAAATGAAGAATACCTTTATAATCCATTAACTGGTTGTTACCATCATAAAAAATGCGGAGGAAGTCATTTAATACTAGAAATAAATCCAAATAAACCAGTAGATGAAGTTGCTCCAATTATAGATAGTAAAGAATTATAATACTTAAAGGGTTTGAGGTTACCCCTAATAAAAACCTCTAAGATAAATTAGGGAAGTGTATAGGCAATGAAAATAGAAGGAAAAAGTGAAAAACAAATAAAATACGCAGAAAGTTGCAGAGATAGCAGAATAAGACAATTTGCAGGAAAAATAGAAAGATTAGGTACAAGTTTAGGTATAGATGACGTAATATCAACTTATGAAGTAAGAAAAACTGGGGAAACATTAGAACTTACAAAAGTCGAAGCATTACAAGTAGGAATAAATGCATTAAGAAACATGACAAAAGCATGGGAAATAATCAATGCATGTGAATGTGATATTGAAATATTAATATATCATTATGGTCAATATAGATAATAGTAGAGATAAACCTAATTAACAATAAATAGTAAAAATTATATATAACATATAAGTTGCTAATGAGTTCCAACTCTAAATAGAACTCAAATAAATATATAATTAGGGGTGAATAGATATGGCATACAATATTGAAGGAATACCTTTTTATATTATTTCTCAAAACAAAAGAATATCAAGAGAAATAACAAGTAAAGACCAAGTATATGAGGAGTTAATAAATCTAGGTTGTATATTTACAACTCCTAAGCGTCATAAAATAGATAATTGTCTAACTCAAAATATTATTTTAAAAGTGCTGGGGGTACATGATACAAAAGAGATACAAACTTGTAAGTACATCTATAATGCACATGAAATACTACCATTAAGAATAGTACTAAAAAAAGATATCGGAGATATAGACCCAAGAGTATTATTAGATTCAAATAAGGAGGTATAAATATGGATAATATCACATTACTTAGAATAATAGCATCAATAAATCCCACAATGACATTTGGGGAATTATTAGAGGGGTTAAAAAGATGTCAGTTATAATAGGTGTATTAGTAGTAATAATATTAGAAGTTATCATAGAAATAACATATTTCAAGGGGGATAAATATGAATAGAAGAAAAAGAATATCAAATATAAGACAAATAGATAGATTAGGCAGAATTTGTATTCCAAAAGATATACGAACAATGTTAGGGGTTACTGAAGAAACAAAATTCACAGTTGAATATGATACAGAAGCACAGGAAATACGAGTAATTCCATTGTCAGATGAAATATGCGAGCAACTAAATATACAATAATATAAAAACCCATACAAAGGCGCAAAACCTTTGTATGGGGCGTATAGAGGGATATTTAATATAATATGAGGAGGTGGCATATATGAAATATATGCAAAGAGTAAAAGTTGGCGAAGATTTATATGTATATCCAAAATATCCGATAGAACCTATAGAGAGTGGCATGTATTTAGGTTGTTCACACGTCGATTGTAATCATATAAATAACTGCAACAAATGTATGTTAAACTTTGCTAAAGGTCATCAATTTCAAATTAAGACACTAATAATACAAAACTACAATCTAGATAAGCATAGATGGGAGTTGATAAAATGATTATAAATCTTCAAGGCGAATGGGCAATAGTATACCCAGACAAATTATGGGGCGAAAATACAATATGTTGTGCAGATGTATTATGTGAATATAACAATAATATAGCATGTAAACATTGTATTTTAAGATTGGTGGTAAGGTCAATACCACAATTAGTTTCAGAAGGTGTTATTAAATTTTTAGATAGGGAGGAATAAGCGTATGGAAAATAAATTTACAGTAGGTCAAAAAGTAAGAATAGTACCTAAAGCACAATTAGTTGAGTTAGCACACAATGGAGAAGACATAACAAGAGTAATGTTTGAATATGGAGGAAAAGAAGCAACAATTATAGAGGCATCAAATCATTGGTTATTTGAAGACTTACCTGAATATAAACTAAACATAGACGAAGGTGAGTGGGTATGGTATGAAAACTTATTAGAACCTATAGAATAATATATAGGGGGTTTAATTTAAATGAATAATAATGAGGAATATAAATTATATAATGGTGACTGCTTAGTAGTTATGGATAAACTAATTGAACAGGGAGTAAAGGTGGACGCAGTAATATGCGACCCACCTTACGGAACTACCGCATGTAAATGGGATTCTATTATCCCGTTTGACGAAATGTGGGAGAGATTAAATAAATTAATAAAAGACAATGGGGCAATAGCATTGTTTTCAGATAATCCATTTACAGCAAAATTAATAAATAGTAATATAAAAAATTATAAGTATGATTGGATATGGGAAAAGGAGAGAGGTGTGAATTTTCAACTTTGCAAGAAGATGCCTCTAAAGAAAACTGAATATATAAATATATTTTATACGAAACTGCCAACATATAATCCGCAAGGATTGATAAAATTAAAACAGCCTATAATACAATCAAATAAAGGTAAGGGCGGTAATTTAGGGCATTTATCCAGCGAGAAGAAAAGAGCTACTTATGAACAATGGTATACTAATTATCCGTCAAACGTATTGAAATTTAATTCAGAAAGGGGATTACACCCTACACAAAAACCAGTCGCACTTCTTGAATATCTTATAAAAACATACACTAATGAAGACGAGTTAGTTCTTGATTTTACAATGGGCAGCGGAAGTACTGGAGTTGCATGCATTAATACAAATCGTAGATTTATTGGGATAGAATTAGACACACAATATTTCAATATAGCTAATGATAGAATGAAAGCTGCTACATTAAGTAATAGACAGAAGAAACTATTTTAAATATAAAACTCAAAACAAACAAGAAGGTGGATAGAAATATCCGCCTTTTTTAATATATAAATGTATAGAAAAAGTTTGCGGGGTGTGGGAGATATGTATAAGTAATATACAGAAAGTATATATACAACAAATACCCATATAACTATTAACAATACAACAACAAACCATTAACAGATATGATACATAACTAAACAAATTCATTAAATTAAAATATAATATAATTAAAAACGGAAGGAGCTACAAATGATGTCTAGAATAGTAAAAGAAATAAAACCATTGGTAATTCTATATTCCAGTAAAGAAGAGAGATATATAGTATATAACACCAATAAAGAATGGAGCAATGGTCATACTCATATTAAGACATTGAAACAAGCTGAATACTTATGTGATTGTATTAAAAAGAATAAGGTTCCAAATAATGTTAACAAGTATTTTATTATTAGTTTGATTAGATTAAGCAATGATAAAAAATACTTAGGTAAATTAGAATCCAAATTACATAGTTTCAGTGGCTCAAAGGGGTACAGAAATACCCCCCAAAATGTAAGGAAATAAAGTAATACATAGGATTTTATTTAATAAATAAAGTTGGGTGTTAAAAATCCCCAGGGAAACACTTTTAACGGTTTATTTAATTAAGTAAAATCCAAATAAACTTTAAGGAGGTTAGAAATGACAACAAAGAAAAGCAACTGGAACAGCATATGCAATGTAAACGGGGTTAAAATGTCAGTAACTCAAAGAAATAAAATAATAAAAAATAAATATATTTACGAAGATGTGAGTTTACAGGATTTAGCCAAAGAATTTAATATTAGCTACCAAACAGTGCGCTGCTTATCCAGTAAAGAAAAATGGAAAGAGGAAAAAGATAAAATCGTAGCTGCATTAAAAGAAGATATTGACAAACAAACCTATGATGTATATTTGGAGGCTGGAGTCGATATCAACTTACAGTATCATGCATTATGGCAACAACTTTATACAAAGGCAACCCATATGTTAGAAACTGGAGAAGGGATTACAAAAGCAGGTCAATACGATGTGTACAAATTAAACCAGCTGGCTGACATAATAACAAAGGCCCAACAAGGTCAACAATTTACTTCAGGATTACTTAGCAAAGAAGTTCAAATAGACATAGACATGAAAAAACAAAAACTTGAAATCGACAAAGGTAAATTTGAATTACAGAAAAAACTATTAGGAGAAGATGATAGCATGACTGTGGATACAACTGGACTAATGAAAGCATTAGGACTTGCAGCAGTCAACTCAGGAATAGGTGATGAATAATGCTTAGATTAAAAGATAGAGTTGTGCCATTTGACTTTGTGCCATTTAGTCAAAAACAAAGTATTGTTATGAGTTGGTGGACACCTACAAGTAAGTATAAAGACTTTGATGCAATTATATGCGACGGTGCAGTAAGAAGTGGAAAAACAGTATCTGAAGCACTATCATTTGTATTATGGAGTATGAGTACATTTGACGGCAAGAACTTTGCTTTGTGTG